TTTGTGGTTTTGTTTCCAAAGAACATCTTGGACCGAGTTCACCTGTCGCGAGACGGACATTAAAGGTCCATTTTTTAAGACGTATAGAATCTCTGCTATTTTTGCGGATACTATAAATAAGTTCTTTGACATAAGGAATTTTTAGTATGTTGTAGGGAAATGGAAAAGTTTGTCCATAAACTAACAACAACGAGATAAATGTTATAAAAATCCGAGGTGGAGCAGGTTTTTCCTTCAAAGCATTCGAGGATGAAGGGTTGAAAATAATAATCTGTGAGGATGTGTCTTTTACGCTCGACCTACTCGCGTGATACTAAGAGTATTGAGACCAAAGGGTGGCTACAACAGGGCGAATACTGTCGAGGGCTGTATAGGATTTTTAATTTTAAGAATAAGTTTGTGAGCTTTAGACCACAACAATTTAATATGGTAAGTCGGTTAAAACGCCCTTGAAAGAAAATCTGTATGGACAAATGAGTATGGATAAAGGAGTATGGGGAAACATGAGTTCGATTCTCATTATTAAATTGGCTATGTGGTAGGACTTCACAAACTTTTTTGGGGGTGTATGGTTTTGACTGTAGATTAGTGGTATGAGGTACATGTGGTGATTGAACGGTTCACCTAAAACAACGGTCAGAAAATAAAGGTAAAAAATACTTTCAGCAAAGTAAGCAACAAGGTTGTAGACTTCGCAAACAGAGTAGCAGACATCCGCATCGCTCCAGTAGCAATGAGAATGGCTGCTTAATAGCCTTTAAGATTTCCTGGTTAGATTAAATCAGGTGGTGGAGCTGCGAGAGCAGAGGTTTTGGAACAGAACCTTAATCTGTTATCCTAAACATGTAAATAATATCTTGTATTGACGGTTTGCAGGACCGGAGTTCGAATCTCCGCACCTCCACAAAAATAAAGTCACAAGTGCAGTTCGAGTCTGCAATGGTCGTGAAACTGTGTTCATAGTTACGTAATATGAGTAAAGCACGACTGCTATAGAGCAGTAAAAGATAGCGGCATAAAGTGTAAGGATAGCACGGTGATTTTTTGATGCTTTTTGCAAAGTGGGCAAGCTGGATGAACTTCTATGGTCTAAGGGTAATACCCTCTGTAATGATTAAAGTTCATCCAATACAAAGGTTCGATTCCTTCAAGCATCACCCAGGTAGGTTTATTTCTTGGTGGTTCCTCCTACAAGAGAAAAGGTAACTCATCTAAATCCCTGCGCATAAGGGAATTCTTCTGGCTGTCAGAATTAAAACAGACAGCATAAATCGTCGGCATGATAGATTGTAAGCCGCCAGTGTGAGGGATTCCGCTGAAAATCCCCGTTGAAACAGGGTAGCAGCTGTGCAGGCTCTGCAGAGTGAGGTCGAAAAATTCTTTTCTAATATTGCGTTATGTGGGAATGGCTGACCTACAACCCACAATTTGCCGGACGTGGGAGTGTGAGAATAATCCAGAAGAGCAGTCACACAATGTTTGGTACGAATCCCGCTGACGCAGTAAATTTAATTTGGGCCGGTAGCATAATTGGCTAATGCGCTTGATTTGCACTCAGGAAGATGGTGTTCGAGTCACCCCGTGTCCACAACGAAACACTCTCCAGGGGCCTTCACCCGGGCCGGAAGTGGTGACTGGAGTAAGGCAAAATTTCTTATAAGAGACCTGAAAGCTTACTTTCAGGCCGGAAGTTCTTAAAAGTAGCCGTTAAATGTGCAAATGAGTTAAAGAACTTTTTCTGCCTCGGTCGTCTAATGGTTAGGACACATGGTTTTCAACCATGTAATTCGGGTCCAATTCCCGGCTGAGGTACAAAAACTTGGTAAATGCCATCAAAGTCTGCAAGCTCACTGATGTCATTAGTGGTTTTCCAAAGGTTATTTGCAGGTAGCTCTTTGGTTTTTTGACTTTCGTCTAACGGTTAAGACAGTGCTATTAAAACGGCTGCTATCTTGGTTCGAATCCAGGAAGTCAACTTGTCAAAAAGAAAAGTAACAGCAGCGATGGCTATATTCTCAGGCATCTGGTTTGTAGGTCGCCGCTGGAGCAGATTGAACTTTTTGCACGTCGTTTATGATGATTGCTGCTCATTTTTCAAGCTAACTAAAACTTTTTAATATGGATTTACAAAAATTACATTGTGACATCGAAGTAGCCTGTATACAGGCTGGCTCGAAATTAAGCATTTCTGAAACGAATGCTGAAAACGGTTCTCTGAAGGTTCATCTAACAGGAGGTATCAATGGCCATGGCGAATGGAAGTATTATTTCAGAAGTCTTTCTGATTTCTGCGATATTATGTATATGAAAGGATACCGTGTGGTAGTTGACAATCTTGTTAACGATATGCCTGACGATGTATTTGATTGCATAGTTTATATTGATGAAATCAAGTAAAGTATAATAACTTTTAACTAAATTTTTAGAAAATTATTAACAAAATATAAATGTTTTTCTATATTTGCAAATAAATAAGAATAATAGGGTTGAGTTCGCCCGAATTTACGCTTGTGGACTGTCCAACTATGGATGACAAGAGAGAAATCTCCCTAAAAAGTAGTGACAGGTTGAAGCAAGAAAAAAATGAAACGCATAGTTGTTTTCTATGATTTACTATGTTTTTCGGAACTATGTAGCAGGAAATCGAAAATCTGTAAGAAATTGCAGCCGGAACGTTTGCCGGGCAAGCTGACAGGTCTTGCTAAAGAATCCTGTCATTTTATATAATTTTTAGCGAGAAAACCAAAAATATTTAGCTTCTTGGAAGAATTGCGTGTATTTTCGAAAAATAATATATTTTCATATATAAATAATAAAAGTACATTGACAAATTGGTAATTGTTTTGTACTATAAATCTTGTACAAGTAAAACCTAAAAGTAAACTCAGTTAATAAGAGTATAAAACCTCGGCAGGGACTGTCGAGTACACTTGTGGAGCTGATGTAAGACTTTGACATTAGTCAAAGCAACGGCTGTGAAGCAAGAAGCCAGCAAATCTTTAGTTTGTGGTAGTTCACAGCGAGGTGGTAGCAGATGGAGTGCTCGTCGGTCTCATAAACCGAAGGTCATGGGTTCAAGTCCCATCCTCGCAACTATATTGGATACCGTGATGTAGCTCAGGTGGTTTAGAGCATCTCGCTGATAACGAGAAGGTCGGTGGTTCGAATCCATCTATCACGACGAATGACAAGGTAGCGCCTTGCTGAATGCAGTTATAGATTTCGGCGAATCTGCATGAGAAAATAATAAAAGCGCCGTTACATGGGATTGTGGCGGAACTGGTAGACGCGCCAGGCTAAGGACCTGGTACCGCAAGGCGTAAGAGTTCGATTCTCTTCAATCCTACAAAAACAAATATAAGGAGGTGTAGCTCAGCAGGTTAGAGCGAATGACTGTTAATCATTAGGCCGTAGGTTCGAATCCTCCCACCCCCGCGATACCTCAACAGCCTGTGCGAAAGGCTTTGAGAGAATTCGGATGTTCGCATCGTCACGGAATTCCGTCGGGTTCTTAATTAGAACTGCAACTGCCGTACGTGAAGCGGTATTGTTTAATAAAATCTTCATGGAGAAATAATCCTAATTGGTAAGGAAGAGGTTTGCTAAACCTCCAGTAGCCGTAAGGCGTGCAGGTTCAAGTCCTGCTTTCTCCGCACAGACTTGTATTCCGGGTACAATGGGAAAGGTCGCTCAGCCCAGTGTCTGACGGTAGTCAGATGTAAAATCCTTCGACGGCAATTCGGGCCTATAGCTCAGTATAGGTTAGAGCGCTTGACTCATAATCAAGTGGTCGCTGGTTCAAGCCCAGCTGGGCCCACTACATGGTGTCAGTAGTTCAGTTGGCAGAGCACCGGTTTGTGGAGCCGGCAGTCGCTGGTTCGAATCCAGCCTGACACACAAGTATGAAAATATTTTGGATTTCTTACAGGATTTTCTGTAAAATGTTGTTTTTTATATAAGATTTTTGATTGATTCTTGAGATAATTCTACTTGAAAGAACATTCAGCCAAGTTCACCTGCCGTGAGGCGGATATTTAAGACTGAATTTTTGAAGAGAGCATTGAAATAAGATATAATCTTTTCATTGTCGCTTGGTGTAATTGGTAACACGCCTGGCTCTGGACCAGGAATGTCAAGGTTCGAGACCTTGAGCGACAGCAAGGCAGGTTGAAATGATACATATCTGCGTGTAAGGCATTAAGGTCTGAGTCGTACCGTATGCCTGAAACAAACCGGCAGCATTTACTGTCGTATAGTACTGCGAACGACTTCACCATCGCCGGTGTCTTTTCGGGAAAATATATCCGTGTCCCATTTAGAGCGACGATACCACAGCCGGTGGTTGTCACGGCAAGAAACATCTGACGACTGGCTATGTCGGTATGAGAATGAATACGGCAAGCTGTCGGATGAAGAAACCAATAAAAACATCTCTATTATTCTCGGTGGCGGTTTCTGTTTCAGATGTTTCTTTTTAAGTTATCAATTCATTTTGGAAACGGAGTATTCAGAGTATTATTTTCTGGCATTCCATACAAAAGAGCAGCACTCCTTATTCTTTAACGAATATTATTCGCTGTGAATAAATTCCTTATGATTTAGGATGTTTTAAGTTTGTTGGTTGGAAGGTTTCATTGTCTGGCATAAATAGACAGTGAAACCTTTTAATTTTAAAGACAATGGAAACAGTTCTTGATTTTTTGCGTTATTCGCCTTTTGAATACAACATGCCTGTGGCGGTCGTCAGTCTCATCTATGGAGTCTTCTGGTTCATAGTGTATAACATGTATACATTGTGGCATATCAATGATATAGGCAAGGACAACAGGAAAATTAAAATTCTTCCTCCGTCAATCAGTCAGACCTACTATATGATTGATGTCAGATGGTTGTTTCAGATGTTTATGTATTCAAGCATATTTTCGATAATCTGCATAGGCCAGAGCGCTTTGTATGTGATAGTCGGCGTAATGTTTACAGTGATGACCGTAAATCCAAGCGTTAATTCCGGGAATAAATTCCTGATACCGCACATGATAGGAGCGGTCAGCGCGATAACCTTAGGGCTCCTTGGACTTGCAGTCTGCTTCTTCAGCTGGAATATAGTCGCTCTGCTCGTAATAATCGCTGGATTCGATATTTTTACGGTTATACAATGCAAGCGGAGCGGAGACGAACACATGGTATATTACATCGAACTTATATCGCTGTCGGGGCTTATGGTTGGATTTCTGACGGCAATCATAGAAAAATTTTAAAGATTTTTGCGACGGGGCCGAAATTTGACTTGGTCCCGTTGTTTTTTATATATAAAAATCAAATTTACAATGGGAGAATTAAAAAAGATAACTATTGACGGAGAAGAGTATATAATCACACCTGTCAATAGGTATAAGTCTTCTGATTCAGATACAACGGCAGGGAAACCTGAAGAAGAAATACCTGAAATCAGCGAACCGCTTTTTAAAATAGGCGACTATGTGAGGTCAACGTCTAAAAATAAATGGTTCAGCGACCGGACCGGAATCGTTAAGGCTATCACTGAGTACGACAGCTATATTATAGTCGACTTTAATGACAACAAGTTTTGCTTCACGAAGGATGAAATACAGGAATTCAGGTTATGGGATGTCGTGAAAGATGCAAAGTATGGAGACGTTCTTCGTAATGACGGAGACCTGCTTATCTTTGAAAATGCGAATGACAGCTATAAGTTTACGGTCCTTAATTGCTTGTATGTGCTGTATGATAACGGAGAGCATGAAACCCAGGCAAGCGTCATCTATAACAACTGCCGCCCTGCGACATATCAGGAAATAGAACTTCTGAACAAGGACATCGAAAAAAGCGGGTTCAAATGGGATAAGAAAGAAGGCAAGCTTATAAGCCTTGACAAATTGCCGTTTATGAAAGATGACAGCAAGACAGTCTCTGGATACTGGATAACCTGCGACGGAGACTACAGGAAAGCCGAATCCGTGGACAAGAAACATTATGTTTTTTCAGAAAAGAAATATGCCAAGTCGTCAAGGGCGTTCGCACTGATTACGCAGATTATGGCGAATGATAAACGTTTCGGGGGCGTCGTAACGGATGATGAATGGAAAGATTCGAATATAGACAAGTTTGTCATATACAAGGCGAAGAATAAAGTATATGGCATATACTGCGAAAATAACGAATACCATTTGCTTGCCTTCCATACACGCGAGCAGTTGATGTTGTTCATGGAGGAGAATCTTAAAATTGTTATGGATTATTTAATGATTAGTTGATTATGGCTGAGGAACAGAAATCAAAGAATGCCTTGCTTATAGAAAAGATAGAGAAGCGCAAGAATGACTGGCTTGACCAGATAAGCGGCAATGTCATAGACAAACTGAAATCAGACAGGCTTGACCAGCTGAACATAGCGGAGGCAACAGCGCTTTCATACCGTGAAAGAATCGTATCAGAGGTATTCACTATTAAGGGACTTTTGTTCAAGGCAGGGTCGGAGCTCGATGAAAAATATGAGAAAGAATATAAGAAGCTCATTTTTTCCGCGGATATAAAGCTTTCTCCGACAGAAAGGAACAAACAGCTTGACAACAGGCTCAAAGACGAGAAAGAGCTTGTTGACCTGTACGAAAGATATATTGCGTTCCTTGGTGACTGTGTCAAGACGATAGACAGTTTCGCCTATGCCGTGAAAAACAGGTATGACGCTATTAAATGGAAAGAAGGTTTCTAAACATTTTGAATTATGACGATATATGAGATTTTACAGACATTTTACAGGGGCAAGGGCATAGGGCTTTCAGAGCAAGACAAGATTGCAGGGATGCAGTATGTCCGCAGATATGCCGCCTGCAATTATCCTGACATCGCGAATGAACTTAATAAATTCAATACGCCTGCGAAAGCCGCTGCTGACGTATTCGCGATACTTCTGATGTCTGGTACGAAAATGCCTGAGTATCTTAAGTTTACAGGCGACACTGTTAACTGGGGAGAAAGGAAAGACCTTATAAACGTGTTCGAGACCGGCTACAGGGATATAGAATTCCTTAAAGTCATAGCACCTGAAAAATATAATGAATGTGTTGGCAGCTTCGAAGAAGCTCAAATTAAAAATAAAAAGAAATGACATCTTATGACGAATGCCTTACGGCAAAAGATAAATTCAAATACGGAGTCGAATGGCTAATGAGGAACGGCATAGACTACTACAAGCTCGACAAAAACAAATTCCCTGAAAGGGTGATAGCGTACAAGCTTGACGATATGTCTGAATACAAACCGTTCCTGAGCGACAAGCTGAATGCTCCGACGATATTGAAGCAGGCAGGACTGATGAACCTGCTTATACCTACTGTATCTATGGGCAGGCGTCCTTTGCTTATGGAGGATTTGAGGAATCTTCCTATTGGCGAATACATCATAAAATGCGGACATGCCTCTGGTTGGAATTGGATTTTCAGGCCTGATGACAATGAAGACAAGCTGCGAAAAATCATAGAAAACGTAAATGAATGCCTTACGCTTAACTATGCCTGCATATCCGGGTGGGAATGGCAATATGACAAAATAGACAGAGGCTGGATTATACAGAAGGTCATAGGCAGGAATATGATAGACTACCAGTTTTTCTACGAAGACGGAAAATGTCTGGCAGTAGACCTGCAAATGAAGGCTGACAGAAACCATGTCCTCCATATATACCACGGCACTTGGGACAACAAGAAGACTGAATACTATATAGGTTCAATGCCTATTATGAAAAAGATGTCGCTTGGCGATGAGAAGATTGTTGCCGAAATGAAAAAATATGCTGACATATTATCCAAATATCAAGGCAATTATCTTAAATTTGCAAGGATAGATTTTCTTTATGACGGAAATCATATTTATTTTTGTGAATATACTTTTTCTCCGTACTCCGGAAACTTAACATACGGGAGGTTTTAATTATGACAAAAGAAGACATCAACATATTTGACTATATATCGCAGGACAGATACCTGCAGATTATAGATGACTGTATACAAAACGGGCAGGACGTATCGGAAATCGACGATAAAATCCGTGACGAAATTTATGAGAATGTCATGCTTGCAAGCAAGAAGAGCGATGAAAAGACGAAAGATGAGAAGGTCAAGACGTCAAGGACAAGGAAGTTTACAGGCGGCACTTATGAGAAAGAGCTGAATATGACAGCGAAGATTGCGCCTATCATTACAGAAGACACTGACTTCGACCGGCTAAACGGCATGCACGTATACAAAGACCTCCAAAATATCCTTACATCATCAAAGCAATACAATGCGTATATGACGGATTCCACAGCGACCGTCACTTACGGAGTCCTCAGAGAAATGTTCTTCTACCTTGTCGAAAAAGCACACAACATAAATCCCGTAATCTCGCTCTCGTTCATCTACAGTTACTTTTCGTTTGACATCAAAATCTTTATGACAGATTACCTCCCGTCATCGATAAAGACATTATGCCGCACGTATATGAAATCACATACGAATATGATACCTGAAGATTCCGAACAGACTTTGTGTAACAGTCTTTTTGCATAAACCATGGGAACGACAAATACAAATAAGCAAATCATTGAATCTTATGAAGACAAGCTTAAGAGTGGTATTATGCTTAAAAGAATCAACGACCACATCGAGAGAGTCATATATTTTTACGCACAGCTTGCCAAATCAGGCATTATTCCAGAGCAAGACATCAATTACAAAGAAGTCTTAGAACACGATTTAGACAAGCTTGAACCAGAGAATCTTGTAAAGCAATGCCTTAGGCTTGCCGACGGCGATAAGCTGTCAGACGAAGATATTGACGAGATAAACGCTGTCGTAAGAAAACATGTAAAGACAAACAGACATCACTGCGAATATTGGGGAAAAAGTACTGACGACCATAATACAGTAGGAGTACATTGCGAGAAAATGCCTGACAGGTACATTTATGAAATGATGGCTGACTGGGCAAGTACGGCAGAAGAGAAAGGAACGAAGATAATTGACTGGTATAACAAATGTGTTGATTCAAGATGGTTCTTCAGCGAACATCAGAAAAACATTATGCTGAAATCCATAGAATTTCTTGACAAACAGCTTGAACCTATGAGGAAAAGAGATTATGGCTTCAAGTATATCGACCCAGCCAAGCTTAAATAGAGTTTTTATTGATTCTGGGGCATTTTTTCCTGATTTAAGGTAAAATGCCTTCTAATTTCTAAAAACGTCCTTAAATTGAGAATAAGTCATAAGACTTTCGTCTACCGGTGTTTTCAAGATTTCCCTGAAACCATGTTTGTCTATGTAGTATTGCTTCAGCTCGTTGTTATATGCCACAAGTTCTATGTTTGACTTGTTATTTTTCTTCGCGAGCTCTTTGTAATGAGGCATTATCTTACTCACGAAATTATCGCATTTCTTCGTTTTGTCTTTTTGGAACGTAAGGATGAAGAGAGCGTCTTTCTCCCTTTTAAGACTGTATGCGACAATACCGACTATTTCGTCGTTCTCGATAACTTTATCATAAAGAATGTACCAAGGCTTTTTGTTTATGCTAAGGTATGAATTGGGGTCTTTCTTGAAATCTTCATCGAACATCCAGAAACCGGTGTCTTTTCCTTTGTCAGGCTTTGAGTCTTCAACTATTTTCTTTATCTCTGCTTCTGAGTTTACGGCCTTGAATTCCATAGCTTATATGTTTTTTGCAAACATTGAGTTCGCTATATTGGACATCTGTGTTTCATTAAGCTTCTGGTTTTTGCCTTTAACCGCAAGAGCGTGGATATAGTCGGAAAGCTCTATGCTTTTAATGACGCTGTCAGAGTTTTCTTTATATGACGACAGTTCGGTCGACATCGAAAGCACATTGGCCTTGAGCTTCTCATTTTCTTCAGTAAGCTCTGAGACCTGCTGCCTCAACTTTTCAAGTTCTTCGTTGTCTGCAGATATTAAAGCGTCTTTCTCTTTTATCTCGTCATTAAGCATATTGATATACGAAGCCGTATCGCTTTCATTCGAGTCTGATGACTTGAACTTGCCCGTAAAGAGTTCTGTTTCAGCAGATTTTGCATTGTTGTCAACATATCTGCTGGTTATGTGATAGGATTGGGTATTCATTTTCCTGATTTTCTTCGCGTTATCCGCAGAGATAAAGAAAACAACTTCCCCTGCCGATTTGTCGTATCCGGAAACGTCTTTACATTCTTCTATGGCTATATCGTCTTTATCGTCTATGAAATGAAGGAACATCGTACCTGTGCTGCCAAGCTTCAGAGTATTACCGTTATTGCCATGTACAGTAAACATTTTGTACTGGTCGAATAATGACAATGTAAGCGAATAAGTCCCTTGTCCGTGAAGTGTCTTATTTTCCTGTTTATTGTTAATCGTAAGCATAGCGTTTAAATTTTAACCGTAAGACGTTCTTGGTTCAAGATATGGTCTTTGACCGTATTGTCGAGCTTTTCCTTAAAGCTGCTGACCTCTGCCACGAAATCCTCACTGTAAATACCGTTCGGCTTTATGATGTAATAAGACGTGCATAGGACTTTAAGGATATATTTCAATAATGTCCTTAATGGTTTATGTTCATTAAGGAATTCTGCGGTTTCCTTGTTATGTATGTTTACAAGGTTTATATCAAATTTTGAAAGCGTGTTTGCTTCAAGTATGCCTGTCCAATATCTGCCTTTACAGAATTTCGCGAACATGTCGGCGATGAGGTCGATAGTGACACTTACAGGGTTCTTGTCTTCGACATCCTCGAGATATGTCTTAATGTCTTCAGATTCGCAGAATTTTATAAAGTCTTTGAAGATGACATATATCGTATCGGAATTCATATCACTGACAAGTTTTTTAGTGATATTGCTTGCTCCGTCCGATATGACTACCGATATTTCGTTTTTATCTTTTATCACAAGGTAATAGTCGTTTTCGTCAGGCTGCAGGCCGAGCGCCTCGAGCAGCTTGCTCTTTTTAGAAGTGTCGCTGTCGTATAATATGTCTGCTATAATTTTGTTGATGTCGCCGCTTTCGGCTGAATCTTTTGAGTCGAAGACTGAGCCGTTATAATCCGTGCCAAAAACGCCTGCCCAGAATTTGAGGCTGTCGTTATCTTGTATTACAGTCTTTCCTGTGACAACTTGTTTAAGCAGCATTGACGAATTATCCGAGCACATGAAAATGAACCTCCATCCGTCAGGTATGTTCGCTCCTTCGCGTTCAGCTGCTGTTTCAAGGTATGATATATATGGATTGAATATTGAAGTCATAGTCTTTTCGACATAAGTCATTTCGACAGGACTGCATATAGACGACGAAAGGTAAAAAGAAGATTCGCCGTCTTTCTTCATAAACTGCAGGACAGGATACGTATATTTCCTGCGCAGTATGAATCGAGCGTTCTTGAAGTCTTTTATGAATTCGTCTTTTTTCTTATATAATATCAAATCCCTTATTTCCATTACCTTCTTATTTACTTTATTTATGTTTTACAGCTTGCTGCAGTAGTTTTTGAATTTGTCGTAATCGGTAAAGTCGATATTATTTTCAGATGGCTCGAAATATTTAAGAAGCCTCTGTCTGTAGTTTTTTGTAAAATCTTGAAGGTAGTTGTCATAGCAGTACCTCATCATATCATCTGATATGTTGATACCAAGCTCGCGCTTCAAGACAAAGAAATACAGTATGATGAAATCTATGGCGCACAGACCGCTTCTGGAGTTTATTTCAGGGCACCACATTTTACCGTCGCCGTCGACCATAATGTCAAGACCTATCAAACCGTTGCAGCCTATCTTATTGTAGATGACATCAGAAATCTCATGTATCTTTTTCAGAAATTCTGCATCAGGCTCGATTGGCTCGTATACGAAACGTACGCGTTCTTCAGGCAGCTTGTTTGAGACTTTATTCATAGGCCTTCTTCTGTAGCAGAGCATAATTTCATTATTATACAGCAGTATCCTGTATTCGTCTTTCACATCTATATATTGCGAGTAGATGTATTCTGGGTTCATGCCGTTGCGTATGATGTCACCCTTATCGGTAAGAGTTATGCCTATGCCGGAGTGCGTGTCCCTTGCTGGCTTCTTTATTATTTTCTGGTCATAAGGAACTTTTCTGATGGTTTCCTCATCGTATGTTGCAGGTATGAATCCGTATGACATAAAGCTTTTATAGAATTCAGGCTTGTCATTACATATAGACAGAACATCGAAATTATTTTTTAAGTTCTTCATTTGTGAGTATTTCTTTTTATAGAACTCTATATTTTTCGAACCGTCATTGATGTAATTGATTAAAGGCATGTCTTTCGTAAGTCCTTTGTCATATTCATCTTTTATGTTCGGGAAATAGAACAAGTCGCGAACAAGCCTTGAAATCGTAATATCCTTCAAGTTGTCAGGCCATTCGCTTCTAAGAAAGCATACCCTTTGTTTCCAGTCAGTCTCTTTAGATTCGCCGAGAAGGAACGTCTTTTTCCTGTCTGGTGATACTATGAAACCAAAATCATGGATGATGTCGGTTCCTATCGTCAGTTGCTTCTTAACACTTTCTCTGTCAGTCTTCGAATTAAATTCCTTTAATGTAACAGGTATTTTCTTTTCTTTGCCGTTAATGCTGATTTTCATCCAGACGCATATCCTCTTAATTTTTGTCTGGGCGCCTTTATATCCGATAGTGACAGTTCCGTCTTTCTTTTTTGTAATCTCTTTTCCGAGAAGCTTGAAAGTAACGGTGTCGCCGTTGTCTTTAAGGTCCTCGACGGTAAGAGATGCAGTATTTCCTTCTTTACCGGTATCAAAGCAACCAATCATATCTATGCCGTCAAGCTTTATATGCTCATGGAACGATACTATCGTTTTCTTTCCTTCAGATATTTCATAGTCTTTGCTGAAATAGCCAGAAAGCACAGAGAGCAACCTGTATGTGATGTTCTTTTCCCCAGGTGCATATAATGAGTTTATGCCGGTTATTCCAGGTGAAGAGTTTACCTCTATCACTTTGACTTTATTGTCTGACTTGTCATAAAGCAAGTCTACGCCGCACCACCTGCAGCCTGTCGCGATTGCAGCCTGTATTGCCGTAAGAGATTCTTCAGGTGTCGGCACATATAACTGTATCGAACCACCGATACTGAAATTCGTTCTGAAGTCGTTGTCTGGAGCAGTTCTCTTCATCGCTCCTATTACCTCATAATCTTCAGGGTCTGATGTTCTTTTCGCCTTTGTACAGACTACGTGCATTCGTATATCGCTTTCTATGTCGATTTTCGGCTGAAGGAGCATGAATTTGTATTTCTGAAACAACGACTGCATTTCAGACATCGCCTCAAACATAGAATTAAAGCAGATTACATCCTTACCCTTTGTACCTTCATCAGGTTTAACGACACATGGGAATATAGTCCGTTCAAGAATGCTACCAAGATTTTCAGCATTTACTTTTATTGTAGGAATAGTTTGCACGCCATTTTCAAGAAGTACATTGTATGTCATCCATTTTGAGCGGCACAGTTCGATTGCTTTCGCCGTGTTTACGATAGGAACTTTGTATTTCGTGAAGATTTTCTTGAAGCTTGCAAGTTTCTTCTTCGGTTCTTCGAGGCCGTATTTCGACATTGCCCATTTTCTTTTAAGTACGACCGCCTCGGACAAATCATATTTTTTGCCGTTGACTATAAAGTCATCTCCCTTTGCCTCGACTTTATCCTTATATAAATTGATATGGAGGAAATCAGCGCCAAGCTGTTCCGCCGTTGTCCTAAATTCTTTGATATTCTGATAGGTGTCTTCTGAAAGACACGAAAGAAAGACTATAAGCATTTTACATAAATATATTGGATTCTAAATATATTTATAATAATGGCAGGTTTCTATTATGACAGTTTAATGAATATTTCACCGTTGAACGCGAGCACAACAGATTTAGCTTCAGCAGCAAACGGTAAAATGCAATTCATGACTACGAAAATCGCCGAAGGAACTGACAAGTCTGTTGCGGCAGAGCTGACGGTTGGCGGAAAAAACGTAAGGGCTCCTCAAAGTATATTCAGGGATGAAATGACAGTAAACTGCCGGTCCTTAAAGAGCATAGCATCTCCTCTTACGGAAGAAAATAAAAGTGATGAAGAAATCATGAGTGATTTCTATACGAATTACTCTGATTACCTGGCATGTATGAAAGCAAATGATGAATTTAAGGAATTCTTAAAGAAAAGAAACAACCCTACTGTAGAAAATATCATAGATACCTATAACGGCAAAAGCAACTCTCTTGACCCTTACGGACTTGCAAGCTACAGGCTACAAGACTTCATTTTCTGTTCTGATTACGGCAAGATAACGAATAACAGGCTTATAACCCTTCGCAGATATACAATGCCTACGACCGATATGATGTTTGGACTTGGAATAAATGCAGATAAGATAAATGAACTGAATCAATATCCGAAAAGGCATAGGGCGATAGCGACGGCATGTACATATATCAATGATACAAATAAGTTGTCAGAACTTCTTAGTATGACGTTCGGTATGAACTGGGAAGAAAGGAAATCAGAGATACAGACTATGCAGGACCCTAACGGACCTATGGACAAGCAGTTTACGAAATGGTTCAGTAATATACCGAAAGTCGGTGACCTTGTAGGTAAATACCCGAAAGCAGCAGATGTCATCGCGAGAGGCGTAGTAGATACTATGACTGGAGTCGATGCGACTGAACAAAAATATAACGCAAAGAACAGATTAAAGGATTTGTTCTATCAAAACTATCGTGACCAGATAGGACCTCAGAACAGGATAGACAGCGTACAGTGGAGAATGCCTGGTATTACGTTTAATCATGACATCAAGCTGACATTCAAGTATGACATAAGGAGCCTTCAGTTTGTAAACCCTAAAACAGCGTTCCTTGACCTTATGAGTAACTTTATGCTTCTTACAGGCAATTACGCTACATTCTGGGGAGGAGCGATTCATTATACGAATTCTCCAGCGGCTCCTGAACTTGGTGATAAGAAACTGCTTGCTTCCGGTGATTACGGAGGGTATGTCAAAAGTATCTTCAAGGATATATCTGATAACCTCATGCCGAAACAAAAAGGCGGTGGAGGCGGCAGCGTCGGCGGAAAAGAAGGTGTAGCGAAGTGGCTCGCGCTTGCAAAAGATTTCATAGCAGGCAGTTTTGAAGCCTTGATGTCGAATATCCTTGGAGACGGAAGCGACCAGACAGTTGGCAATATACCGAAAGCCTTGTTGTCTGGTGACCCTGTAGGATGTTGGCATCTTGTCATAGGAAATCCTTTGAATCCTACTGCTGTCATAGGCAATCTTATATTGAAGGACGTATCTATGTCTTTCAATGATGAGCTTGGTAAGGATGACTTCCCTACGGAGATAACCTTTACGGTAACGCTTGCTCACGGTATGCCGAGGGATATTGCTGGTATGCAGTCGATATTCAATGCAGGACGTGGCAGAATCTACATACCTATTGAAACAAATCAGAAAAAGAAAACAGCAAACGCAAATGGCAAAGACGAGCGCTATCCTATATCGAACGCTCTTTACGATGTCTTGGTCGGTGGACGTGACACGACAGGTAACGCGATAACAGAAGCTGCTATAAAAGAAGTAGTTAAGGATACTAAGAAGTTCGTTGCACCATAATTTATAAATATTTTAAAGGAGAAAAATAAAATGAAAGAAAGTTTTATAAACGCGGCGATTAAGTTCAAAGATGTGTTTGGTGGAGTTCTGTCAAGTATTGAAGAATTTTTCATATACATATCGACATTATTACTATCAATTCTTATACCATATAAAGATGAGGTTGTATTCGTATTCATACTTGTTGTAGTCGACTGGATAATGGCAATGGTGATAAATGCGAAGAAAGGAAACCTAAGGTCTGCGAGGGTCAAGAATGTTGTCGGAAAAATCATATTTTATTCATTGGGATACCTTATAGCTGGAGGCCTTGATAAATTTGTAGGTATAGACATGCTTGGAAATATAGTGTCATCGGCACTGTTCATATCTGAGACTTTATCGATTCTTGCGAATATGATGATAATCTGGCCTAACATACCGGTACTGCCGAAAATAAAGAAATATCTTGAGAAGGAACTTGAGAAGAAACTTGGTTCTGATGACAGTCAAGATGACGAAAGCGAAATTTAAATCTTCATAATATGGCTAAAAAATCTATTGAGATTAAAGTTGTGCGTCTGTATAAGAAAGAGTCGTACACTATCGGTAAAATGTATATTGACAACGTATACTTTTGTGATACGATTGAAGACGCGGACAGAGGGCTTACACAGGAAATGACCCTGCAGCAAATCAAGAAGCAAAAAGTATATGGCAAGACGGCGATACCTTCAGGTAAATATAAAGTCACTCTGACATACTCATCTAAATTTAAGAAGACATTGCCTCTCATAAATGCCGTAATAGGATTTTCTGGGATTAGGATACATAGCGGAAACAAAGCGGAAGACAGCCTTGGATGTATCATTGTCGGCGAAAACAAGGTAAAAGGAGGAGTTATCAATTCGAGGGTTGTAATGGAAAAACTTCTGTCAAAGCTGCGAGGGCAAACGAATATCAATATAACCATTGAATAAGCATAACAGAATATCAGCTTTTATGTCAGCTATTCTCAAGGAATTTAAGAACGGCTGTATTATTACTCCCAAATATGAAAGGGAGAAACGCATGCTCATGTGCGATTTCTGCCTGTCACGTCGCGGACTTATATTCAAAAGGTGCGGCTTATGCGGGTGTTTAATACGGCTTAAGATATTATTCCCGGAAGAAAAATGTCCTTTGGATTTCTGGAAAGAAGTCGACCGTGAACTGCCAGTAAATTAAAGATTTACCGGCTTCTTGCTTCATTGCAGTTGCATTAGCTAACACCAATGTCTTATATCCGCTCCACAAGTGTACTCGACAGTCCCTGCCGAGGTTTTATACTCTTATTGACTGAGTTTACTTTTTAGGTTTTACTTGTACAAGATTTATAGTACAAAACTGTTACCAATTTGTCAATGTACTTTTATTATTTATGTTACAAATATACTATTTTTGAAAAATCAAGTGATTCATCTACAAAACTAAAGATTTTTGTGGTTTTCTCACTGGAATTTTATAAATAGTGTATAAAGGATTTATATCGATTTCAATATGGGAATTTTTGAAAAACGGACATACGATGACACAAAGAGGGCGAAGGAACAAGCTGAGTCTGTAAAGAACGAAGTCAACAGGAAATATGAAAGCAAATACGCTGAATCACTCGTTCGTAATTATACAGGCGGCATAGGCCTTAATTCGACTTCAATACATACGCGTTCAGACTTGAACAAGTTTGTTAACGACATCGTAATGACAGACCCTTTGCTTACAGGGTTTTCGTTTTACATAGATTTCGACACCTCTCCTCTGTTTAAGGACCTCTATTTGTTTGAAAGGATAGATGATTATACTGACAAGTCACGTATAGTGTCAAGCAAGCTTGCGAGCTTATGCGATGGTTATAATAATTCTTTCGGTACTAATTTTATGGAGAAAATCCAGAAGAAGCTTGTCGGTCCGATACTTGGAAAAAGAGAAAGAGAGCTTTATGTCGAGCCGTACGGCGCCATTGAATATCTTTATCTTTCTGACATGGTATATGTCAGCGGCAGTAAGGACAAAGCAGCTGAACCTCAGATAGTTAGCTCGAAAGCAGACGAATATGACCAAATCATAAAAAATCTGGAAAAAGAAATTAAGCGTCTTGAAGACCTACGAGACGATACCCTTGACCTTGTTTCATTATATCAGATAAAACAGGCAGAGGTATCAATATCTGGCATAACTGACACGCTTGACGTTCTTTCGGAAACAAGAGACCTCCGAGCTGCAGCGAGCGCTGTGCCTCCTGAGCAATACAGTATGTATAAGGCAAGGATAGAGTCAGCTAAAAATGAGGTTGTCGCTCTTGACAACAGAATAGAAGAACTCAGGAAAGAACTTAATATATATACTGAGCTTAAGCAGCAAGAAGAAAATAAGGCAAAGAATACAAAAAGTCTGCTTAGTGGAACACCCGCAACGGATAACGGACAAGTGCTCAGTTCTCCGAATTCAGTAATGAATCTTATAAGGTTTTATCAGACTATAAAGAATATCAATGACAACAGGCAATATGTCATAACATCTGTGGAAGGAGTGCAGGATATTTTTAACGCCGCATACAACCTTTCTGGTGAAATGAAGAACGAATTGACGCTGAAACTGCTTGAAGACGTGAAAATGACGATTACGAGGATGCTTATGTCTTACAATGAAGCAGTAAGGGATACGAAATATAAAAGGGAGAAAATTCCGTCGAATCTCAGGAAATTCAATATGTCTTTATTCATCTATGACTTCAGGTCATTCAGAAATAACAGGTCTATGATAGGAAAAAGCCTGATAGACTTTATGAATAAGACAACTGACAGAAGAGCGAATATCAACGGTGTCGACGAAGACTTTAACGATTATGTATTGAAGCTGCTGTCGGAGCACATATCAGTAATAGAGGTATATCTGACCGGATGCAAGATTATCGAAACCGGCTTTGACGGACTTCATGACGTTAACACAAACCTGAAATCCGAAAGCGTTCAATGCTCGCTGAAGATGACATACGACACCGTAGACATAAACCCTGTAATGTTCGCGGATGTCGATAACCTCTTTAACATAATTCAAAATAAATAGTATAAGGATTAAAATATATTGTCATGGATGCAATAAACGAACAATTAAAGACATTTTCGGAGTTTATAACAGCTACTCCTGTATATAAGGACGTCAAAGGTAAATTTGTGCAGTTCATAAGGTATCTTTTGCATACGGACCCAAAAGACGAAGTAACGGCTGATATGATAAACAACTGCATACGTAAGAGTCCGAGGACGATGTATAGTGAAGTTGCGAAAAGATGGATGAATGCCGACGACATTTTTAAGATGCTTTCTGACAAGAAAACTGAATATACGATAAGATGTATCGACAATAATATAAATAACATCATATCAGTAATGAACGGCACGACACCTGTATTCACAACATATACTAATGATTCTTCAGATACATTTGTAAAAAGTATAGACCCTTATATAAAGGCTGTTGAAGAATCTGAAAGCTCTGAAAGCTCAGAAAGCTCAGAACAATCTGAAAGCTCTGAACAAAAAGAAAACCAGAACCAGAATCAGAATCAGCAAGGTCAGCAGAATCAAAACCAGAATCAACAGGGTCAGCAACAGAATAAATAATTAAAAATATAAGAAGATGGGAAGTTTTTTTGACAGGTCAAGGATAACGGCAGCCGGAATCATACAACAGGCAGTTGATAAAGTTACTGAGCTGTACGGACAATCTCAGCAGGTGTTCACTGCGTCAAGTCCGTTCGGCCAGATTCTTATGACTATATCCAACCTGTTCGAAATGTTTATGACATATCTTTCTCATGCCGAAGAGAACCTTAATATAGAAACTGCGACAAGTCCAGCCGGTATATACGGTCTTGCAAGCTTGAATGGACATAATGCGTTCAGAGGTTCTTCTGCAAAAGCTGTAATCAACATAGCGGCTAACGCCACGGCCTCCGGTATAGACGGCTCTTATATCAGGATTCAGGACGGCATGACGCTTTCAGTTCCGAATTCCGAGCTGAAATACTTTATAAATGCAGGTAAGGACAGCATTACAATCAATACGAAATCTTCTGAGGGAGTAAATGTCGAGATAATACAAGGTGTTGTTGAAGAGCAGGTATTCGTTTCAGATGGTTCGATGTTGCAGAGTTTTGATGTCATTACAAAGAAGATGACCGACCATTGGAAAGTTGATGTATATGTAAACGATGAAAAGTGGAATAAGAAAGAATCTTTATATGACATGAATGAAGGAGAAGAGTCATATATTTTGAAGACAGGTCTGACGGCAGGCCTTACAGTATTTTTCGGAAACGGTAATTTTGGAAAGATACCTACTGCAGGAGCAGTCATTCGTGTAAAATACGTATTGACAGATGGTGCTGCCGGTAATATGGACCTTTCAACTGTTGAATTTACGTTTGACGGACAAGGTGTTTCTTCAAAAGGCGAAGAGATTGACCTCAACGAGAACCTGAGCGTCAGAGTACTTGAAAACGCAAGGTCAGGTTCTGATTATGAAGACTTGAATTTTACAAAGCTTATAGCGCCTAAGACAAGCCGTAGCTTTGTTCTTGCGACAGCAGATAATTACAGGTCATACCTGATGAGGTATGACGACTATTCTTTTGTTGACGTGAATGTGACAAAAGAAGGATACAGGGATGACGCAGGCATAGTGTATATAACTTTATTAAAGAATATCGACGGATATTATTCGGAAGGTTATGACTATTTCACTGTGCCTGAAGAAAGGATGCTTCCGAAGCCTGATGAAATCGATAACATAAAGTCGCTTATAATCAATTCTGGCTATTCTGTGGTAAATACGAATATCGTAATAGATTCCCTCATAATAGAGCATTATATCATTAACATTCTCGTAAGAGCTTTTGATACTGCAGATAAGAATAGTGTTCGCTCAACGATATACGACAAGCTCAACACATATTACAAGAATATCAGGAGGAGAGATATTATTGCAAGGTCAGACATTATTTCGATAGTAGAATCTGTTGAAGGAGTCGATACATGCCAGGTGTTCTTTATATATGAAAGGAACGAAGACGCGAAAAGGAACGGATATTATACGGATTATACACGCGAGTATGATACCGTAAATGACGTTTATGGCATAGTTAAGAAAATAATAAAAGTTGAACAGAGTACTGACCCTCGTATCGGATTCGATGAAATGGACAACCTTATAGTTCCGGACGGCGTCGTCTTGATACCACGTGGCGGCTGGAAAGATGCAAACGGCAATAAGTTCGATACAACATATAATCCTGATACCTTGTCCAACCTCAACATATTCTTTACTGATGACGTACCTTCAGACGTTTACAGTTCTGATACGGATAAGAAACTTAATGCTATACTAAAAGAAATGTACAAATAACCTTTAAAATAGAATACTATGGTCATAGAAGATAGGTTGTTAGGTAAAGTTACTCCTGTTATATATAGATGGTCTTTAAGCCCTTTATATTCTAAAATAGAAAGCTATATAAGAAATGGGTCGTCACTTACGATACATAGTGTTGAATGTGAAACGGCAGAAGACGGCAGCGATATTGAGAATCCTAAAGTGATACTGAATTGTACTGCCTATATGTATGTTTTCTTTACAAGGTATCATCATTACCTTGAACATTCGAAGACACCCTTGGACAGATTTGGTTATCATGCCGGATATAAGAATATAAGCCTTGATGATATAGAAGCGAAAAGAAAAGAATCTTTACCTCAAAACTGGGGAGGCCATTCTACAATAGAAGGTAGCGGAAATCTGATATTTATACCTGACAGAAGCTGTAAATCGTCATTACAGGGCAGTGGATATTCCGGATACCTGTTTTCGAATTGTGACCAAAATACGCATCAAAGATATATCATAGAAGACTATATAGGAAATGATACCTCACGGTCATATTGCGTGAGTTCTATAAATCGCAAAAAATTTATTTATGGTGGGTCTGAAGAATTTTACACGTATGATTTCCTTTCGCAGGAAGATTATAATGCTGCTATAATACAAGATACAAACAAGGATGCAAAAGATATTCCTTTATCATTATCTGCAGGCAGGGCTAATTATAATCAGGATAATATAAATAAGGACAAAGAAAAAGTAAATAATAAAGTTTACATACATCTTTCTGATATATATGATTACAGTAGCTATATAAATAATTATAGAAATTCACCTTATTTTAAAAATTTTGAGATAGGCGCAATTGGCTGGCCGGAATTTATTCTTGATGATTTCAGAGCTGACTCATTAACGGCTGGATTTGCTGATAATATTGTCGTAAAGGGAAGCCAAAATTATCCTTGGTCGAGTACTGAAGATTTATGGTATCAAAGCGCTTGGAATCACACTCATAGAAAGTTTGCTATTGATGAACATTTTGGCTATCTTATAGAAGATAGGAAATTCCATAATTATGGAATGATGTTTAATGACGAATACCCATTGCATGTGCTTGGTATAGATTTATATACTTACTGGGTTAACCATAGAAAAGATTATAGCTTTAAAAATCCTCATGAATTCTGTCAAGAGGTGTTGAACCAATTGTTTGACGGCACTGATTATACAAGGTATACTTATCACGATGTCTATAGTGATTCGATAACTCCAAGTACGTTTTCAAGTTCTACGTCTAAGCGTAGATTTATGATGATGTTTATGAATAAAGCCGACGCAAATGCTAATTTTGAAGATGCTACTTCATTTGCAGATTTTCCAAATAATAATATCTATGTAGATACGTATGCTGCAAAAAGATATTGCGCACCGGACTTTTGGACTGGACGACTCTTATGTCCTGAATGCCCTTCTTTGTTTACTGACTACCTTTCGAAAAAAGGAAAAATAGAAGGTCCTAACAAATACTTATATGTATTAGGACAGAATCCTGCACAGGTTTATAAGGCTTGGGATGGCATTTATGGAATATATGGTATTGCTGAGGGCAAAAATTATGGTATAAAAGCAGAAACTGGTCTTGAATATATACCTGAGGGTGATGAATTTTTATTGCTTACACAATATAACTTCCCTGAACAGAATGATTTGCCTTTTATGTATAAATACGATTTACGCATAACTGAAACAAAATCAGGAGATACATGTAAGATACTTGACGTACAAGATATACATGCACATATCATTAAGACAGATGAATTCCCCGAATCAAAACAAGGAAAACAGTTGTATATAAGGGAATTGACTAATGAAATCACAGTTCCTGACAATAATGCTTTAATATCAATGGAATTATACGACTTACTGTACCATAGTAATGTTGACGACAGCAAATACACATATAGTAGTGCACTTTTCCACGTTACAAGGACAGCGCATAGATATAGAAGTGATTATTGGGATTATTTATTTAGCCGTATACCTGGTTCAGAAGATGATAAGAAAAGGAAGAGAGCAGAGATACGTAAGAAGATACTTGCATGGAATAATCTTTATGATAAGGAGAATATAGCTAATGGTTTTGCTCTCTGTTATGTAAATGCACTATCTTCTAAAATAATTTATTATCAGTTAGATGGTTTTAAGGTTAGGCAAGAAATATTTAAGAACGCGATAACAGAAAACGGCGAGCTTGACCTTAACAAATTTACGTCAGATAAAGCTGTAAGCAACCTTGTATATTCAGATGGTTCGAATCTTTTCTTTGATATGAATCTTGCCATAAAAGGCAAGATAGGCACTGATGAAGAAAATCCTTATTATTTTGAGTCTTTCTTGCCATCGGATAATGTTGGTAAGAAAAACTATTTTAACCGTCTTTTCAATATGCAGACAAATTTTCAGATTGACAATGTTAGTGATACTTTTTCTCTTTTTAACAAGAATGGCTCTCCGGAAAATACAGTACTTGAAATAGGTAATAAGATAATAGATGCTCGTGAGCATAGATACCAAAATATGTATTTTTTCCCTGTAAGGATTGATTTCAAGATAAAGCTTGATAAAGAATGTCTTGACAGAGAGAATCCAGGTGACGGACTTTCATATTCATGCTCTGTATATAAGGGAGATAATCAAATATCAGGATTTGGGGGTTTTCATACTTACCCTCCTTCTATAAATGGCATATATACCCAAAACACTGACGGAACAAAATCAAGGGAGCTTGTATATCACTATGAAGTTCGAATGAACAAAGGCGATGGAAGCGAAGATGAGTATTACACGATATTAAATACGCAAGACGGCAAGTATGAAAATGAGCATTGTAAGATACATCTTGGCAGTAATGGAAAGATAAGCGGAATCAATATAAAGAATTCAGCACTTGTCACAAGTTATATGAAGGCTTTCAAGGAAAGATACCAAAGAGATGGTAATATAAAAGAAGGGAATCCGAGGTTTGTAGAAATTCGTCTGGTACCGGATAATACTATGTGTACAACTGAAAGTACACTTAAGTATGAATTCAAAGTTTCCAACTAAACGTTGTTTTTTATATAAAAAACAAAGGTATGAAAATGAAAATTAAAGAAATTATTAAGGAGGTAGATACATCTCGTTTATTATTATTCTCTCAATTCACAATAGATTTGATTGAAGAATTTAGCGAGTCAGTAGAAGAAATGGAAGAAATGAGCGTAACTGAAGAAACAACTGCCGGTGCTATTTGCTATAAGATTGATACTGTCCTTGATATTATGAGGAAAGACAAACCTGATTATGAGTTTCTTAAAGCCTTGTATACAAAGATAAGGGAAAATTATCCATTATAAAATACAAAACAATGAAAACGTATAAAGTAACAATTAAGGAGAATGGTGTCGTAAAGACTGCGACAGAGAATGTCTCTTATGAAGAGGCTTTGAAAGTTTTCTCGAAAGAGAAGAATCGCATCATAGCCGAATATCGTATAGACATATCTGCTATCGGAAGTCAGTGTTACCTGTTTGCGGATGCAGCTTATTTCAATAAGTCTGACAACTGCTCATTTATATCTGGCACTGACGCTGACGACATCGTCTTAAAAATCAGCTAAGCGATGGATAGGACTATCAAAGAATTCCTAAGGCCGTCTGTGAAATCCAAGTTTCATCAGGGTTATTATACGCCTAAGAATCTTGATAAGTACAAAGGAGACCCGACAAAAATTATCTACAGGAGCAGTTGGGAGAAAAAATTCATGTATTGGCTTGATACTACGGACGCTGTAATAGAATGGTCGTCTGAAGGACTTTCTGTGAAATACTGGTCTGAGCTTGACAATAAAATACATACCTATTATCCTGATTTTCATTTCGTATATATAAGGGATGGAGAAGCTCTAAAATATATCGTTGAAGTGAAACCGCATTCCCAGCTATCGAAGCCGCGACAGCCGTCTGACAACTCTGCAGCTGCATTGAAACGGTATAAGATGAGGCTTGAAAACTATATACGGATAAGCTGCAAGACAAAAGCGGTTAAAAAATGGTGTCAGGAAAACGGTTATAAGTTCGTATTCCTTACCGAAAAATCTAACTTAATCTGACAATGCACTATAATTTAGAAGAGAGATATAACGCTGTTAGGAACGCAAAGACTGATTTGAAATCTGTCTTAAAGACGAAGGAGAACGCGATATTCTTCCCGGGCCGGCTTTATTACATCGAGCGAAACCTTAATACGAAAGCGATGTATAACAGGCAGGTATTCTGTCTGTGCGTCAGCTATGAGATGTCGTCAGGAGACATTTTATGCCTTGACATGTGCAAGCTGCCTTTGATGAAGCGGATGAAATTCGCCGATATAATCATAAAGACTTTCTATAAAAACATATCGAAAGAATTGGAAAGCATCTTTCCTGAGGTGACCGACTGCTACATGCCTGAAATTAACAAGAAGTCAACACTCCAGGTTTTCAACAAGTACTTTGATGCCGGCAAGGCTATAAAGAAAATAAATATAAAAAATATAACGTATTCGGCGGACATCTGCTGGGCTGATATTGATAAAGTTATGGATTTATGCGATAAGTCAGCGATAGCGAACGGCGACATCGTAAAATATCAAAGCCTGTAAAACGTTGTTTTTTATAGGAAACGTAAGAAATAAAACGAACATGAAATATAAAATAACTTCTAAGGTATTTCAAAAGCATTTTTCTATGGTAAGCATAGTGGCGGAAGGCGAAACGATAGCCGACTGCATTATGACTTATTTCGAATTTCGTAACAAGACATTCGGCGAAGACCCTCAAATGGCTGAAAGAATGATTGTGTCGATAAAGCCATTTGTCGATATAGACAATATCGACGTCGTGCGGGGATATGCCAAAGACCCTCTGAAAGTAAGGGATTTCTTGCTTGAAAGAGGAGGCGTCGACAACGGTATGGATTTCGGCTTGACTGAAATGGTATACTTTGTCCTTAACGGAGACATAGTATGTATGCCTCTTGTACAGTTCCGCATGTTGTACGGATATATGAACGCAAGATTTCACGATTTCGCCGCCGATATGGATGATGCTGACATACAAAGACTTTTCGAGCGTCTTGACAATAACAACTTCGACGATGACGATTCAGAAGAATAAAAATAGGAATAGCAGGCACGATGTTATGAAGATTCCGGAAACAGCGACTCTCAAGAAGCTGTTGAAGGATGCAATGACTGAAATAGGCGTGCTCACATCTGAACTTGACGAATGCAGGTATAAGAATAAAGTCCTTATAGCGAAGGGGAAGGAGCTTGAAGCTAAGCTTAACAACGAATTCAGCAAGGCAGACAGGGAAAGAGTCTTCAGGGAAACAAGTCGTGAGGAGCTATATGGAAACCTGAAAAAGAAACTTGAGAAGAAAGACAAGGAAATAGAAAAATTGCGGAAGTCAAACAATGAACTTATAAGACAACTTTTACAAAAACAAAACAATGAAATTCAACAAGATAAGGTTTAAGAATTTTAGGAGCTATGGCAATCAGTGGACTGAAGTCGTGTTCAATGGCTCAGGTGTCTCATTGATAACAGGCTCGAACGGTAGTGGAAAGACTACGATAGCCCAGGCGATAACATTCGCGCTTTACGGCGAGCTGAAAGGATATACGCTCGACACTTTGCCTAACAGGGTCAACAAAGAAGCCGTAATCGAACTTGACATGGAGGCCGACGGCCATAATATATTTATACGTCGCGGACTTGCCCCGAAGGTATTCGACCTAAAAATAGACGGTGCTGATGTCAATGACGCGATGCAGGCGTCTAAGGAAGAAATCTTGTCAAGATACGTACGTATAGACCGTGACCTGTTTACGAACCTGATAATTCTTAATATCGGCACGTATAAGAGCATGCTTACCTTAAATGAGGCAGACAAACGGGCTTTCATAGACAGTATGTTTAACCTCGGCTTCATAGAGGCTATGCTTTCTGAAATAAAAGTGAAATCGAAAGAATACGCGTCAGACTTTACGGCGAAAGACAGCGAGATAGCGCGCCTTGCCGGAATTCTGGAGTCGATAGAGGAAAAGAAAAGAAAGATAGCTGAGGCAAAGGAGATAGACTCGCAAAAAGAAATAGCCGAGCTTGAACAGAAGATAAAAGTTATTGACGCACATATAGAAAAAATTGCTGCGAAGAAAAAAGAGAGGAACGGCGAATCCGTGAAACTTCGCAACGAGCTTGGTAACATTATGAACGAGCTCCGGACACACCGTGAAAGATATGAGATGGGAAGCAAGGACATCTGTCCATTCTGCGGACAGAAACTTCCTGACAGCCTTGGACAAGAGGAACTCCAGAAGCTGAAAAAAGAAATTGAAGGAATCGAAGAGAAGGAAAAGGCTGTCAGAATCTCAATTACAAAGGCTGAGAACGAAGAATACGAGTGCGGAAATGAAATAACAGCTGCAAGGTCTGAAAAGGACTCATGCCTCGCGAAAATACGGCATATCGAAGATACAATCAAACAGAGCAAAGAGGATACCGGCGGCACTGAAGACATTATGAAACATATTGAGGAGCTGAAAGGTATTTCAGACAAGTCTAAGCGTGCGAAAACGATTTACGACATCTGCGCGAAGCTGTTGTCAAGCTCGCCTTATTCGTTCAAGTCCTATATCTATTCGGATTACATCGACAACCTGAATGAGATTATGAAGAAGCTCTGTGACAGATATTCGCCAGATTTCCTTATCAGATATAATTCCGATTGTTCTGTGGAACTGTATCATGACGGATACCTGCAGAAATATGTTTCTCTGTCTACAGGCGAGAAAAGAAGAATCGACTTTATAGCGACAATGTCTTTCCTTTATTACCTGAGGAGAATCCTTCCAGATTTGAACGTGATATTCTGCGACGAGGTATTTTCTTCAATATCCGTAGACATAATAGATATGATTATCGGATTGCTTGACGACATCGGCAAGGACTTGAATATGGAGATATTCCTCATACACCATGCAAGCGTCGACAATCCTTTGATAAAAAGGAAATATGCCGTAAATAAAGAAGATGGCTTCTCAAAAGTTGAGATTTCTTTGTAAAACGTTGTTTATTATATATTTCAGTAAGAATTGTTTAATTTATAAAACCATTTAATATGAGCAAGAAAGAAAATACAGATGAAATGGCAGGCACTGCCGTAGTTGAGTCAAGCGAGAAGGAAGAAACACAGAATTCAAAGCTTGCGGAAAAAGTAAAGTCTTATATTGACAAAAGCTATGAAGTCAATACGAAAGAAGACGCGACAGCTTTGACGAAAGAACTTGATAATGAAATCAGAGGCCTTATCGAGAAGCAGTCTGAACTTCAGGCGAAGAACATCGAGGACATTCAAGGGCTTGAATATGTCGTACAGCTTAACATCAAGTCTATGAAGAAAATGCTTGACATCTATGGAAAGAGCATTGAATGGAATTCTTTGAAAGACGCCTACCTGAAAGCAGGACAAGTTGCAAAACTTGAAGAAATGTACATTACGGCAAGAAATGTCGCAAACCTTCCTGAGAATACCGGCAAGGATGTCATACCAGTAAAAATAAAAGCTGTTGACGCACATATCGTTACACAGCTTATCGAGTCAACTTCAGGCAAAGGATATTATGAAGCGAAAACATTCATAAAGACTGCAGCTGACATAGCCGCCTCATTCAAGACAGTATTTGAAGAAGTGAAGAAAATCGATAACAAAGAGCTTTCAGAGCTTACAGCTGAAATCTCTGCATTGCAGTCGGTTCTTTATGATTCAATCATTCCGAAATTTAAGATGAAAGGATTCTTTGATTTCGCGAACGAGGCAATTGAAAAGCTTCAAGCAGAAAACCGAAATAAATTACTTAAATAATTTTTGTCATGTCAGAAGGATACAACGATTTGTTAAAACAAGAGGCAGCTAAGACGAATACTGTCGATGACGACTACAAGGTAGAGCATAATGACAGGGCTACCCAAGACATTATCAAGAAGGTTGAAGCGATGAAAGACAAGAGAGGCTTTCATAACGTGCCTTTTGAGAAACTGCCTTCAAAAGGTAAATTTTATGCAAGCAATATGACGATAGCCATACGTCCTATGAGGATTGAAGAGGTCAATGACGTGACGTCTACCGATGAGACAAACATAGTAGACGTATATAACGGCTTGAACACAATGCTTGAAACCTGTACACGAATTAAATACGGAGATACTTTGGGTAATTACCGCGATTTGCTGAAATGCGATGAAATGTATCTTTTGTTCCTTATCCGCGAGCTTACATACCCAAGCGCGACAATAACGCTTGACGTCCCTGCAGGTTCATGTGAGTCGGCAGGCTGTAAGGCGGTTCCTTTCATGAAGGTTCGTATCAGCGATTTGACTATCAATTACCAGGAAGATGAGTCGATTATGAAGTATTACAATGAAATCGACAAAGTTTTCAGGTTCCGTATGAAGAACGGCGAAACAATAGAGATGAAGCCGTCGACTATCGGAAGTCATGCGAAAGCCTTCGATTACGCCGTTGATAAAGAAACCCATCAGGAGAAATACAGCAAGGGCGCTCTTCAAATCGTGCCTTTGACGATAAAATGGGAAGACCTTACGGAAAAACAGATTCTTGATTTCTCTTCAAACATACTTGGATGGGACATCGAGAAATTCAACGTAATCTACAGGCTCGCCAAAAAAGTCGACCAGTATGGACAAAATCTGACAACTGAAATAGAATGTCCCGTTTGCGGAGGGCGGCTGACTATTCCTGTCACCTTTCCAGGAAACTTCCAAGACATCTTTATTCCAGATGTTTCAGATGAATCAGATTACGGACTTGTATAGAATGTATGTCATTCTTGCCGATAAGCTGCATTATTCAGTAACGGATGTAAACAGTTTATTCTATTATGAGGCTGAATACCTTCTCGAAGAGTATATAAAACTCAAAGAGGATGAAAAGAAACAGCAGGATGAGCAGGAGAATAACCAGCAGATTCCTAATGTCTCTTCAATGATGAACAGCTATGAAAGTAAGATGGACAACAAAATCAATTCAATGAGGAACGATTTCAAAATGCCTTCGAATTGGATGTCAAACAAGTTATAGAAGAGATTCTTGAAAAAACCTTTCAGGAAAAGCAGAAGCAGAAAGTGTATGCCTTTTCTGAAAGGTTTAATTTTGCATGCCCGTACTGCGGAGACTCGAAGAATATCTTTAAGAAAAGAGGAAACCTTTATAAAGATTCTTACGTCTACCACTGTTTCAACTGCGGTGAGCATAAGGGATTCCGAGAATTCCTTGCAGATTTCGGATACAGCCTCAGCGATGCGGGAATGACGTATGAGGAATACTCGAAGGCAACGAAGCAGCATACGGAAAAGAAAACTCTTAAAGTTCAGTCTGACATAGGTTTCAGCAAGGATGACATTATGAAAGCTTACAGATGTGTCCCGGCTGAACGGAACCCTATGATGAAGGAATACCTTGAAGGCAGAAGGATAACTGATTTCTCGCCGTTCATGTACGGCAACGGACGCCTGTTTATGCTTAACCTCAACGGCGAGAAGGTCGTAGGTATGCAGATAAGGACGTTTGACAAAAATGCGGGTCCGAAATATCTCTCGCAGCCGTATTCAAAGATATATGAGCAGATACACGGAAAGCCTTTTGAAGACGAAAGAAAAGATGACATCGACAATGTCAGCCTGTTGTTCGGAAGGTTTTATACGGATTTTTCGAAGCCATTCTATATCCTTGAAGGCTTTATCGATTCGGTCTTCATACAGAATTCCGTGGCGGTCTCAGGAGCCGGCAGGGACCTTGACTTGTTCGAAAGCTATACAGAGGCGAGATACCTGTATGACAACGACGCGACAGGCCGGAAATATGCCGTGAGGGCTCTTGACAACGGCCGCAAAGTATTCATGTGGAAGAAATTCCTTGACGACTGGAACATAAAAAATAAAAAGATTAAAGACATAAATGACCTCATCACCCAGGATGTCATAACCGAACAGAAGCTTAATGAGGTTATTGAAAAATACTTTACAGATGATTCAATGTTTATAATTTATATCTGATTTATGGAGACGATTATTCTAATCTTATATCTCATATTGATGGTGCTGCCGCTCCCGTGCATATACATTTTGGTGAGGAACAACAGCGTGTATTATTTCAGACATGAGCTCCTTATGATTATTTCTACGATAAAAGACTCAAGCCTCGAGAAATATATGTTGGACGAATACCGCACGGTGACATATAATGAGATGCTTATATCATTAAAGAAACTTAAAGTCGAGAATTTTTACTGCTGTAAATTCTGCAGGATAATTGACGAGATTAAAAATAACAACGAAAATGCCATACATTAGTAAAAGAAGAAAATACGCACGAATGTCAAAGCGTGACGAATTTTATACTGATATATCAGATATAGAATCGGAGATGAGTCGATACAAGCATAGTTTCAGAGGCAAGGTAGTCTATTGCAACTGCGATAACCCATATAAGAGCGATTTTGTCAAGTATTTCTTAGTGAACTTCAATAGTCTTGGTTTGAAGAAGCTTTATGCAACATGCTATGATGGCGGATATAAGCAGCTTGACTTATTTGAAGACGGTGATATTGAAAAACAAGAAGCCTTAAAGCTTGAAGTCGAATCTGTTCATAATGTCGGTTATTATGAAGGTCTGAATTTATATGGCGAGGAACTAATAGAAAAATATGGCGGTAAAGTCACAAAGCTTGAAGGCAATGGTGATTTTATGTCAGACGAATGCGTCGATATTCTGTCGGAGTCTGATATTATAGTGACGAATCCGCCTATTAGCAAATTTTCTGATTTCTTTAAGCAGCTGATAGCATATCAGAAAAAGTTCATAATCATAGGCAACCAAATTTCTGTCATCAGGGATGAGGTCATAGAGGAAATCATAAACGGTAATGTACATATCGACAACACATTTGAAGGAAGAGCCGACTTCTTTATTAGAAGCGCTTACGAAAGTCTTTTAGATGGATATGACAGAGGGCTGGTACGAGTGCCAGGTGTCGTCTGGTTTTCAAATGTATCGTCGTCAAAGTGCAATGAACCTATGGAATTAACGGCGAAATATGACGAAAACATTTATATGAAATATGACGACTGCGAAGCCATAGAGGTTTCGAAGGTAAGCGAGATACCTTGCAATTACTACGGCGTTATGGGAGTGCCGATAACATTCATTAACAAATACTGCTGTTGTCAGTTTAAGATAATCGGATATACGACGCCGACATTGAATGGACGAAAACTTTTCAAGAGGCTTCTGATAAAAAGAGACAAAGATTCAGGAAAACGTTGTTTTTTATATACAAACAAAATAAAAAACTAAAACGATAAAGTTATGGCAAAACAAACTCTTAACGAGCAAATGCTCGGAAACTTGAACAAATTCACGGAAGCGTTGAAAGAGATGATTTTCAATAATGACAAATCTCTCAACATGAAATTTTGTCCACCGTATTCCAATGGCTATATTTGCGTTGTCAAGTTTACGCTTCCGATAATCGGCCCTATCAGTTTTTCGGTAGGAGCAACATCAGGGCTTATCTGCATGCACAACGACACTTTCAAAGATTTGTTCACGCTTGAAGATATTGAAAGACTTCAAAAGCTTTGCAACGAACACTTCAATACCAAGGAATACGAAGAAATCCTTGAATACCAGGAAAAAGTGAATAAGTACTACGAAAAAATGAACAAGTAATGGGAGGAAATACAGAAAATAAGCCAAAGCAATGCTGTATCTGCAGAAGATGGTTTCTCGGTTACGGCAACAATCCGGAGCCTGTACGTAATGACGGCAGATGCTGTGATAACTGCAACGTATCTGTAGTTTTGCCTGCAAGATATAAGATGCTGATGGAAAACCAGCACGCTAATAGTAAAACAATATAAAGCAAAATATGCTATGAGTATAAAAAACGAATTATTCACGGAGAAATACCGTCCGAAGGCAGTAAAAAATGTCGTATTGCCTAAGCGTATACAAGACAAGCTTCCGCACGAGGCGAATGACAAGATACTTAATTACGTGTTTTACGGAGCTCCCGGTTGCGGAAAGACAACGGTCGCAAAGGCAATCATACGTCAGTCGAAGTCACATTACTTGTATATCAATGGTTCCGCTGACAACGGTATTGATACCATACGTGAGAAAATAACGGCATTCGCGTCAGAGCGTTCCTTGTCGATAGATTCAGACAGCGCCGTCAAGATAGTGTTCATCGATGAGGCAGACATGCTTACGAAAAATGCCTTCACGGCGTTACGCTCGCTTATCGAGGAATATTCGATTAACACACGGTTCATATTCACCTGCAATTATTTCAACAAGATACCTGATTTCATAGTCAGCAGATGTCTTTGCCTGCAGTTTGACATCACCAAGGACGAGCTTGCTGAGATATATCCTAATTTCAAGAAACTTCTGCAGATAGTCTGTAACGCTGAAGGGATAAAGGTTTCTGAAGATGCGTCTGACCTTATGCTGAAGTCATTCTTGCCGGATATGAGAAAGGTATACCAATGCCTTAACGTGTTCAAGAACAGAGGTGGTGTCGATATGACTGTCGACGATGTAAAGGAATTCATTAACGGTTACGTTGACGCTGATTTCATGTGGCGTATGACGACAGACCTTTCATTGAAATTCCCTGAAGTCTATAAGGATGTGGTGATGAAGGTCAGCGACATTAACGGGTTCTTTGAATGGCTCAACCACGAATTCCTTGACAGAATTCTTGCTGAACGCCCTGAACTTCTTGGTATCATGGTAGTAGACGTACAGACTTACAGCGCTCAGTTGCCTGCATCATTCGACAAAGTCATTGCGCTCCTCGCCTGCATAAACACGATAAGACAACATTTGACTGAACATAAGAAATAAGGATGAGGACAAACATTTACATAGACGCAAGCAATTTCTATTACAGGATACTTTTCGCAACAGGTACGAATCCAGAACTTGCTACAGACAGCGAAAGAGACACTTATTATGAAAGTCTCGCTATATCGATGTTTAACATGCTTAACCGTTTCGAGGCGTGCAACGAGGTCTACTTCGTTAAAGACCACGTCAGCTGGCGTAAGAATTATATGACTGAATATAAGAAAGAACGCCAGAACGACGACAAGGGAATAAATTTCGACAATATGCAGATTGTCTCTATGCGTTTTGAGGATTTCCTCAGAAGAATAAACGCGAGAATTATTTCCTGCGAGAACTGCGAGGCTGACGACGTCATTTTCTATAAGGTGAAGAATGACAAGTATGTATCTGTCATAGTCTCAGGCGACAATGATTTCAACCAGCTAATATCTGATACGTGTTTCAGGTATGACGCAGTAAATAATACTTTGATAACGCCAGACTCCCTTATGCTGCCTGAAGTCATTAGCGTGAAGCATTCCACTAAGACAGTCGTCGCCGACAAGGAAAGAGCGAAGAAAATTATATGCGGCTGCAAGTCTGACGAAGTACCAGGCATATATGGAATTGGCGACGTGAAATTTGAAAAGATTTATCAGGCGTTAAAGCAGAATACGGACGGAAATGTGTCTGATTACATCATGGAGCACGTTTCGGACGCATCTAAGGTAATTTTGCCGTTTCTTGGTAAAAGTACTAAGGTCGAGCCTGAAAGTGTCTCAGAAACGCTTAAAACGAATATCAGGCTTACTGTGCTTTCAGAGTCTGCTATTGATTCAGTCATCATGCGGAAAATGTCTGAATCTCCAGAGCTTAATATCAATACTAACGAATTCTTCCTGCCTTCGAAGAACTCATATCTGAAGGCTGCTGGGATTTATAAGCCTGAACAGCAGCAGGAGACCGATGTACGGCAGGCGACGCTGTTCAAGCACCACAAGCTTGACGACGATATGTCTTTCATAAAAGGCTAATAGACCGATGTGGCGTTAAGTCTCTTCCTGGCATTGTCTGCAAGTAAAAGCAGATGAGAGTCCTTAATAAGGGTCTGAGTCAGAAGCAATGTGATATTTTCTTCAGACAATGTCTTTCCAAGTATCCTCAGATTTGTTATGAAACCGTCGAATCCGCATAACGATATTGTGGAATTCTTCAATGAGAACCTTTTGATATTCTTCGATATTTCGGAGACTTTCTTTTCGGCATAGTTCATAACTCCGACAGGCGTAAACTCATAAAGGTGCATGACCGATATTCCGTTATTGTACATGTATACGATTCCGTATAACGTGTCGGAGCTTACATTCTGATATTTGTAGCTTGTACCGTTTATGTCGGCTGTCAGTGTGTAGTCCTTTACGCTTATAGACATATATCCTTCTTCAGAGTCGGCTCTGAACAGAGAGCAGTTCTTGGCGGTATTCATACTGAATATGAAAGACAAGGTTCTTTGGTTGTCTTTTGAAGACATATCCACTTGCTCGTTGTAAGTGACAGCAATCATTTCTTTCGCGCCTGACATATCATATTGGTTCTCTGATATTACCGTCATCCTGTTTTTGAGGATGTCTTCAGTAATTTTTACTTTTGAATCGATATGAGTCCGTAGTTGGTCGTATCCGTTGCCGTCATTGTATGAAACTTTTTCCTGCATTGTGTGAGCGGCTTTCTCCATAGAGTCATGCGCTTTGTCTTCAAGGCTTTCTTCATAGAAATCGCCTGTACCTGATATTACCATCATAGTATCGTCAAGAAGCTCCTTGCCTTCTTCATCATCCTTGTATATTCTTTCAGCCCTCTTTTCGAACTGTTTAAGCGAGACTATCCAATAGCTCGACACTTCTTCATATCTCGTATCGTCTATGACACTATTGATTTCATACATATTATGGAAGATGGTGTCGACATAGATATAGTCTCCGGTATCCGGATGAGATTTTTCTCCGAATATCTCCCTGAAATGTTTTTTAAGTATGTGTACCGTGAACATCGTCGGGTAGTCCATCATAAGCGGGTTAAATTGGATGTCGGTAGACGGTAGGGCGTTGTTAGGTATCATAATCTTCACGCATTTATGGTCGACGACATTCCTTAGGCTGTATTCGTTGAGGATATAGTCTTCTGTCCTCGTGTCAGGTTTCGTCTTAAAGTATTTGACCGTTACGCCAAGGGCTTCATTTATCGCTTTGTTGAGCTGTTCCGTAAGAGCCGCCGCCGCAGATGTCGCTGTATAAGGGCTGAACGGTTTCGCGTCAGCTATGCCGAGTTTTTCAGAATCCACGAATATTGAGCTTTCGCCAGGGCCGCATCCGGATGACACCTTCGTTTTGGATACGACGCATTCGTTTGTATCTCCTTTCATGCTGACGGTCTCGATTTCTATATCAATATCTATGTCTTCTGATGATTCCGATTCCTCAGACGATTCCAGCTGCAGTCCAAGGACAATATATATTTTATGGTTTTCCGGCCTCGCGAACTTCGAAAGGTTTGCATGTGTCGCCTCGAGCCATTCAGAAAAAATTTTCCCGTCTTCAGATATGGAGAAATATAAAGTTCGGTCGCCGGTATACGAAATCTTATATATCCCGGCAACTGACTCAAATTCTTGGTTATAAACTCTTCGCATAAATATGATATAGTAATTACTAATTTATTTATAGTTATAGACAATGTGCGGAAAATCAAAAGTAGTCATACTCGGAAAAACTTACAGCGGCAAGCTTGAATTCGTCTCAGAACTCATGAAGCTGCCTTTCTATTCTAACTCGTTGCTTGAAATCTATACCGACAATCCTGAAAAGGCTGATACGCTCGGATACGCGTATGTCGACACCGATAAGCTCAAGAAGATGGAGAGATATGAGAAGATACGTCGGCTGTACGAACACGACGGCTATCTTTACGGCATAAAGCAGAAAGACATAAAATACGCGAAGCTTGCCATGGTGACTACTGACATGCTTTCGGATTATCCAGAATTCCGCGATTTCGGAACAATCTTTGTCAATGCTGACGAAACATCGCACATGAAACGCATATCAAGGATAAAAGACCCAGTATCCAGAGAAAAAATGGAAAATTTAATGGTCGCTGAAGAAAAGCTCTACACGCTTGCCAATCCTGAGGAATATGACATAATCATAAAAGAAAATACAGTTTCTGACCCGATAAACCTGAAAAACGTTGTTTATTATATACAATCTATATTAAGGAAATGAAGTTTAGGCATAGGTTAGGGGATAACTTTATAGAAATAGAGGAATGTACTCAGTTCGAGTATAAGCTTTTGCTTGGCGCGTATACGAAGCCAACAAAGGCCTATAAGTATTCTATGGCATACAGGAGGGGGTCATGGGACGGCAACTTCAAGTATATCAGCGGAAGATATATACCTTTCGGAAGCTGGTCGTACCTTAACAAGGTCCTTAAGAATGCCGGCATTCAGTCGAACCTTCTCGATGTCGTCAAGCCTTCTATAGATATGATAGAATACGACGACTTCAAGAAATACGTGGAAAACCTTATGAAGGATTCCGACTTCAAACCAAGGGAATACCAGATAGAGGCTGCTCACAAGGCCGTGAAATACAAGCGCTGCACGACAATGCTTGCGACAAGTGCCGGAAAGACACTTATAGCCTTTCTTATATTTTCTTACTTACTTGATACCGGAAGAGCGAAAAGAATTCTTATGGTCGTGCCAACGACATCACTCGTGACGCAGGCCAAAAAAGATTTCGACAGCTTCATAGCTGGAAAATTCAGGTTTTGCGGACTTTATGCAGGCCAAGAAGATATTTCAGACCAGGCTAACGTCGTTGTCAGTACATATCAGACAATGGCGACGAAAGACATATATTATTATAACAAGTTTGACTGCGTGGTTATAGATGAATGCCATAAAATTATTTGCAAGTCTGAGACAAAGATAGTCGAGAACTGCAGCTGCAGGTATAAGATAGGGATGTCTGGAACGATAGACCTTGACTTCAAATATTCCCCGGCTCTTCATACCGCATGCGTCCTCGGACCTCTTGTCATAAACATTAAGGCGAAAGACCTCCAGGATTCCGGATATATTTCGGATTGTATGATATACCAGAGGGTTCTCGATTACAAGAAGAGGAACGATGAAAACCTTAATGATATGAAGAATATCAAAAAGATGCTGAAAGGAGCTGACGAAGACTACAAGCGCCAGGTGAGCACAAAGCTATGGACGGCTGAAAGGGAATATGTACTCGAAGACGATAAGAGGCTTGCTCATATCATAGAACTCGTTTCAGAATGCAACGGAAACGTGCTGATATTGTGCCAGCATATAAAGTACCTTGAAAAGATGAGGGACCGTATGCGTGACGTATTCAGGAAAAGGAATGTGCTCGTCATCAGCGGAGAGACGACGGTAGAGAAGCGTGACGCAATAAAGAAGCAGGTCGAGCAGTCGAAAAATTCCGTGATAATAGCGACATACGGTACATGCAGCACCGGTATAAGCATTACCAGCCTCAACTACCTCATACTTACTGAATCGTATAAGTCGCCGACAATAATTCTGCAGTCTGTCGGAAGGCTTTTGAGAAAAGGCGACGACAAAGATTACGCATATATCTACGATATTTGCGACAACTTATATTCCGGATGTATAAGCTACAGGCACGCCGCAGAGCGCAAGAAGCTTTACGACGGCCAGAGTTTTAAGAATGAAAAAACAATTTTTAATATATAAAATATGGATAATACAGTAAAATTGAGTTATGGCGACCTCCTTGCAGTCAAGGACTTTTTCGCCAACGTTGAAAACGGAAACCTTAAAAAGTTCCTTTACAAACTAATCTATTGTTCAAATGCGCGGAGCATGTCGGAAGCAATTCTTGACGTCAGCAAGAAGTTTGACGAAATCCAGAAAGACAACGCGAAAGTCATTGACGGATTCAAACGTTATCAGGCAGCTGCTTCTTATGTCGTGAAAAACACAGACAAGGAAAAGAATGACCTGATTGAAGAAGAGCTGAAACGAGTTAACGAGCAGTACAAAGAAGAAATCGAAAACTATCAGAAATTCGAGAGAGAAGTGCTCGACGGCTTTATGAGACAACAGACGGAAGTGACTATCAAGAAAGTCGACATCAGAAATATGCAGATGAATTTCTCTGATATGATGAGCGACAGCGATATTCCTCTTATCGTTCTTGACTACTTTGTTGAATTCTAATCTTTATAAGTTATGTCAAAATATCTTGATTTACTTTCAAAAATCCTTGCTGAAGGCAGGGAGCAGAAGAACAAGAAAGGTAATATTAAATACCTTTTGAACGAAAAGCTTACTCTTACCGAGCAAGATATTATGGAAACATTCGAAAGCAAGGCCATCGCGAAGAAAAAACTTGAGGCTGAGCTCGAGCTGTGGCTTAAAGGCGAAACAGCTGTCGAATCGTACCAGGCTGTTGGAATCCGCTGGTGGGACTACTGTTATCCGACGCTTCAGAACACGTATCCTACGTTTTTCAAGGCATTGCCTGAACTTATCAGGAAAATCAATGAAAAGAAAGGCAATTCGAAAACGTATGTGTTCTACGGCGGCGCTACGAATATAGAGACGAACCAGCTGCCTTGCCTGTCGCTTATTCAATTCCAGATTAACGACGGCAAACTGACTGAGACTGTTTACATCAGGAGTTCGGACGCTTCCATAGGCCTTCCAAGCGACATTTTCCAATTGTACTTGATTGCCAAAAAGATAGATGTCCCTCTTGACAACATTACGATTTTCTTTGGAAACGCTCACGTGTACGAGAACAATATCGAGCCGACTAAGGAGCTTATCGCAGGAAACAGAGACGCGAAATTTAATTTGAACGTCTAAGCAACCATTTGGATTTCAAGGCCTGCGTAGTAATTTATGCAGGCCCTGATAATCCATAAACAACAAAACAATAAATATAAGGAATAGATTTCAAAATTTTAAATTTATAACTATGGAAGGTATGAATTTTCTTAATAAAGTGTATTACAATGACACTGACAAGGCAGCATTCAGCAAGTACGGAATAACTGACTGCGACGAACAGCTTGCGACTCATAACATTCTTTCGAAGAGCGGTGAAAGAGTAAAGGTGAATGAAGGTATGAAAGGCTTGTTTAATATGATTGCTGAAAACTATACATTTGTCAGAACTAATGACAGCAACGTATATTACTTGCATTCATTCAACGAGAAAGCTTCTTTGTACATCCCGTTCTGTCATGTCGAGCTTGACCACGAATCAAACCAGAAAGTAATCAATCCTCTTGATATGTCTCAGATAAAATCATTTAATGAAATGGCCAAGACTGAGACTATGAAGAATATCCACGCAATGATAGACGAAGCGAAAGCTGCAAACAAACATATCGACATCAGAATCCACCCAATGCTTTCTTCTATACTTGAAGAGCTTCTCCCAGCACTATGCGACGAGACAAATGCTGATTCAGTCGAATGTACTCCTACGAAACTTGAGACTCCTGTCGCAAACATCGAAGTTGAGACATGCGATGATTTCAACGGTATTCCTGATGAAATACGTAAACGCGCTATCGACAAAATAAACAAATTCAAGGCAATCAATAAAGATAACAAAGTCGCAGGTGAGGTTGTGAAAAATTTCTACGCATTCACGAATTCGCTTAAAGGCATAAAAGAAAGCGACATTCCAGAGATATTCGCGCTTGAATCAGACCAGCTTATTTCACTTATTATGACTATGAAACAAATGTTCGGATAATTTTCCGAAATCCTTTGCAGAGTGCTGTGAGAACGGCACTCTGTTGTTTTCATATACTCATAACCCAAGTAAATAAGCGAAAAAATGACAGAGACAGACAGAATAACTGAAAAGCAATTATCGCTTTTCTCAAAGAAAAAGATGAAGCAATTTATTGACTTCACAAAAATAATTAGTCCAGAAATCGTAAAACCAATGAATAACTATGATAGGAGAAATAGACCCGCATACTGAGATTGTCATTCTCTCTTACATTCTGCAGCATCCGCAGTACCTGAAATATACAGGAAAGAAATTGTTTAAGTACAAGGTCTTGAATGACCTTCTTGCGATGATTATCAATTTCTTTAACGAATATTCGGAAGTCCCTTCTGAGCAGCAGCTCCGTAATGCAATCATTATGAAGAAAGAAGGTAATATCGACATATCAGTAAACGAAGCAATATCGCAGATATACAGCGAGGACCCAGAAGATGATGAATGGCTGAAGAGCATTACCGAAGGCTACATACAGATGGTATCGCTTAAAAAGAATATGGAGAAGGCTGTTGATTTCTACTCCACTACCGAAATATCGTTACAGAACGCGAATGAAGTCGTTAACAAATGTATAGACATAATAGACAATACGAGGTCAATATCATTTGACGGCGATTTCGGTACGAACTTCTTTGACGAGAATACTCATAAGCCCAGGACGGCAAGAACGGTGCCGTATACCTTCGAGAAGGTTTCGACACAGATAAACGACCTTGAGTTTGGAACGCTGACAAGCTATCTCGGTAAAACGAATATCGGTAAATCGGTATTCTTGTGTAATGACGCCGCGTTTTACATCAAGAAAGGCTACAATGTTGTTTTCATAAGCTGTGAAATGTCGGAGCAGAGCGTAGAGAAGCGTATCGCAAGGAACCTGTTTAATATGACCGGTGACGAATACAGCCTGCTTGTGTCTACGAAGTCAGGTGTTGCAAATGAATTGTCGAAACTCCGTGCGTCTACGCTTGGCAAGATAGGACAGCTTTATATCAAGCAATATCCTACCGGCAGCTGTACGACAGTTGACATTGACAACTATATCAGGAACATCGAAGAGAAATTCGGGTTCAAGGTACATGTTCTTATTGTCGACTACCTCGGTATTATGGGCAACTTCAGGAACATTAACTCTTCTGACTCGTTCACAAACCTGAAATTCATATCGCAGGACCTGAGGGCTCTTGCGATTAAAAGAGAGCTTGTTTGTATAACGGCATGCCAGACGAACAGAGGCAGTTACGAAATAAACGACGACCTCGACCTCAAGCACTTGTCTGAATCTATGGCGATAGGTTACACGGCTGACAACATTTTCGGTATCATACAATCAGACCAGATGAAAGAGGATAACAAATATAAGCTGAAGATTGTAAAAGTCCGTGACGGTGAGAAAACAGGTGTATATACAGGCATAAATGTCGACTACAGCAGAATGAGACTTGAGGAGGAGTAATGTAATGGATGTAATATTGCCGTTAAATAATAATTTAGGTAAGACATCACTCGGCAACGGCTATGAGGCGGAATTATGCGTTATAGGCGTGTTGAAGTACTTCAAAGGAGCAGACAGAGTTTTTATCTCATCAAAGGCGAGGATAAAGATACCTAACGAATATAAGGACAGGGTGTTTTTCGTCGATTGCGACGACCCATACCCGGCAAAGGACGCGAATATCATCAATAAGATAAAGACAGTCCTTGACGCATATCCAGATGTTTCAGATGAATTCCTGTTTATATCCGATGACCAGATTTTCATAAGAGAGACGGACCCGTCTGAAATCATGCCGATTCTGAAGACTACCGTGTCCGGCACCGGCTTGTATCAGTCAAGAGTCTATAATACTCTTAACAGGTTTAAGAATCCTGTCATAATAAACCCTCATCAGCCTGTAATATTCAATAAGCAACTGTTTATTGACATGTGCGGATATTCGAATTATGATGTCGAGTTTACAAGCGTCGTCATATACATCCTCTACTACAATTACGTTCTCAGCAGAGGCGTACATGTTGAGTTTACGAACAGTCTTGGCATATACAGGCATTACCATAGCGTAATAGAGCCGTATAACGGAGGAGACTTCCCTAAAGGCAGTAAAATCATTGCCTTCTCGACAATGACTTTCTGCAATCAGAATTTTAGAGAGACTCTCGAAAAATATCTTTTGTGATTATTTGGTCACAAGGTCTATCGAGAAGCTGAAAGAATATGCGGTATGCTTTTCTTTCGTTATTACAATCTTCTTAATAAGATGATTCCTTGTATCCTTTAAGACTGGATTTTCAAGCAGCTCATAACCTTTTTGTTCCTTATCGGAGTCAGGTACGAGAACTCCCTCGGAGTAATCGTTCTTGACATCGTCTGAAACCGTACGTTTCAAGTAGACGTTTATCGTACCGACTGCATAACATTGAAGGATATTTTTCCTGATATATTCCTCCATGAACGGATAGCCTTTATCCTCAGCTTCGTCATAGGCCATACCCTTAATAAGTGTGTCATACAAAGGTGTATCGTCTATGATTTTGCCTGTAAGCCTGTTGTTCAGCAGCAGATAAATCTCTATTTCGTCATCAGTTTCCCTATAAACGACGTCTTTATTCATTTCTTTATAGATATAATCGCTTACATCGCGTTTTGACATATCTATGCTTCCTGTATCAAGGGTATCGATTTTTATCGCGTCTGGGAGCTTTATAACGCGAGAGCCGAAATATGCGTATGATTCTTTCGCAACAGGCTTGTTCATATTCTCAAGCACGTCATACGTTTCGTCATAGATATTTGTCGTACGTATGAAATAGTCGGTGCAGAGATTGTCTTTGAATATATCAGTCTGTTTATAAGCTACAGGATATGTCGGCTTTGACGGATACTTCGTATCGCCTGTAAACGTGATTCCTTCTGATATGAGCCTATGATAGCTTTCATTCAATATGAAAGGTATGTTGAATCCTCCTGGGTCCTCCATAACGCTCATATTGATAAACGTATTCGAATACGGCAGTTTCTTTTCAACGCTTCTTCCATACGGCGAATTAACGAAATACATAATGTCTTTCGCCTGCACTTCGTATTCTCCGTTATATCTGTAGATGGAAAGCACACCAGGGTTCTCTATCTGTTGGATGTCCACATATCTGTTGACTCCCTGGTATGTGGTATCTATCTTTTCTACAGGTTTGAAGAAGTCATTGATATTATACAGTTTCGGTTCTTCTACCCTGATGACAGGCAAACGCTCTTCATCAACAGGTTCGCTTTCTTCTGAGTCTTCAGTTATAAACAAATTATATTCGATGTTGTTCACGGCTTCTTTGAACGAATAGGCATTCCTTGTCTGGTAAGAACTGTATTCAACTGATTTTGAAGCGAGTATGTATAAGAGAGACCTCGTAAAGGTTTTCGGTTCGATAGCCTTTTCATCTTCACTGTCTTCTATAAACTCTGAATCCTCGTTTTCAAGCAGTTCAAAGAATCTTAGGAACAGGATGTATTTCGTCCTGTAGTTTATGACGCAGGAAAGCTTTGAATAGTCTTCTGATTCCTCGACATTGAATATCGGTATATTGAGTATCGTTATCTTCCATCCGCAGAAATAGCCTGAATTGTCTGCGGCGGTGCCATCGGCATAGGCTTCGCCGATTTTGAACTTAACGCCTTTAAGCAGCGCCTCGCATCCAAGGTCGGTGTTATAGATTTCAGAGAAAAATATAGACCTTTGGTAATATGGGTTCTCGCTTTCGAATAAATCATAATAAGCGTTGTCATCTGTTACAAACTTGTTTACCCAGTCTTTGACAGTAAACTGCATCCATTCCTCGGTACTGTCGAAATGTTTCTTTGCTTCGACATATACCCTGCCTTGGGTGTTATTCGTGCTGTAGTATTCGTTCAGGTAAAATCCTATGTCATGTGTATAGTCAAGTATTGACACCTTGTTAAGAGACAAGGCCGGACAGATATTCGTTTCCCTGAATATCTTCGTAAAATTAAGATTCATCCTATATGAAAGACCGTCAAGACCTTGATTCCTGTAACAGAACAAAGGAATCACCTTCATAGTTCTGTTTACGTCTGCAAGTTCAGGTATGTAGTTCTCAACATAATAGCCGTATTCAGAGTCAAGGCTCTGCTCATTTGAATCGAACAACTGACATGTATATCCGGAATTCTTTATGTTCACTGGACTGAGGTAATACTTGAATTTATCTTTGACCCTCACATCCACAATATCCATAAAGCCTATAATAGCAGAATCTGTTATTGGTGTTATGCTGCTCTTTGCTCCATAATATGTATATTCGCCTCCAACTTTACCAGTAGGCTTTCCTTTATCTGTCGTGAATATCAATGTCGAAAGATGGTCAGGTTTGTCTGTGATGTTTGCCATAACCATATTACCATCTCTCATAATCGTTGCATTTTCTATAAGGGTGCCTCTTCTGTTGAGGTCATCGTTATCGGCATCAGTGGTAATATTGACATTTACTTCATTGATATTACTTCTTACTGTTTCCTTAACTATATTTTCGACCTCTGACCTGAAAGAGACATCACTGCCAACTTCTGAAACGACATAATCATTATATGAGAACATATCCCTTACTGGGAAGAAGCTCAGCATTCCGACAACAGGCTTGAATTCCGTGTATATCTCAACTGTACCAGACTGTTCTTTCAATGGTGATTCTATCGTAAGGAAAATATAGTCTTCAAGTTCATTCCTGTCGGTCTTCTCATCACTATGTTCAAGGAACGTGAAATTATAGTCGGTGTTATTCGAGGCTGTCAGCTTGTCATCGAATACCATACGGTTGACATATATGATTTTTGCGAATCTGCATGCACCTTCGCTTTCTTCAGAATTCTCGTTTCCTGTATTGATTCCGATATATCTGTTCCTGCCGTCCGTGAATACTTTGACAAGAGAGCTTTTGACGGCAATCGCTTTCAGGCCGTCATCGGTTCCGCCTGTCATATTAAGAAAGTATCCAGCTTGGACCTTTTCGTATGTTGAAAGCTCTGGAGTTATGCTCTGCATAAATTCCTCTGACACCAGGACCTTTATCGAAGGTCTGCTGCCCTGCATAGCATTCTTAAGACAGACATATATCTTGTCTTCGCTTTCGTATGTATATACAGTCAATAACGAACTCTTTTCATTTATTGCTTTTTGGAAATCTTCGACGCTCAAAAACGAATCGACGCTTATAGGACAGTATTCGTCATCATCTTCGGTATATAGCGTATCTATGACTTTTAGCCAGCTTCCGCTGACAAATGAAAAGTTTTCCTTATATGTCGTAAAGCAAAATACGTCATGAGCTTCGCTTTCAAGCGCCTTGTATCTGACAGGAAACGATTTAGCTTCCATAGAACAGAACTTTTCAGCATCTATTTCACGTTCGATACATTCATATTCTTTGTTATACTGTCCGAAAGTTGCCATTGCCGGAAGCTTTACCTCATGCAGCCTGCCATATTTGTCAGACATTGTATAGAAGCATTTATTCGGATATTGATTTCCGCTTGCACTGTAGTCGAGCAGTAATGGCTTGCCTTCTTCGACTAATCCCTGTATGTCTTCATAGTCTGAGAATTTCAATAACGGACCAGATGTCTTATTGCCGCTTACCGTTATGCTTGAGTCAAGGACTGAATAATCTATGCCTTTATTCGGTATGTCAACAAGTTCGTATCTGTCAGGCGTAAGCTTCAGAAGTTCGATATTGTTACAAAACATTATGAAATATCTGTTGACATCGAAAGGCTCAGCAAGTTCGTCATCGAATACGACTTGGATATTCAGAATGTTCATTTCAACCATATTGTTCTCGTAGAACATTGACGCGAATTTCCAGTTTTCAACGTTAAGGCATGCGTCCTGGCGTATTACATTAGAAATATCCTTTGTTATGGAAGTCAGTGAGCCGCTTTTGTAATCGATACCTCTTATAAGCAAAGAGTTGCCGTTAAGCAAAAACGGAGAATCATAGAATTCCTCTTGGTTCACGTATCTTCTTATATAGCGTCCAAAACGGGTATTCTCGGTAATGTCTATCGTCTTCACTATTTCCATAGACTTTACGAAATCATAGCTTACAGGTTCCACAAGTTCTCCCTTTTCATTATGAGCAAGGGTTGTCGGACCTTTCATCTTAAATATGACTATATAGTCCGGAAGCTGTTTCTTGAGATATATTGTTGATTCGGCAGCAAACTTTCCGTCGTTCATTCTGTACGCCTTCGACGTATACATCCTTTCAAACTGTATCGAAGCATCATTGATGAAAGACGTATCCTTTACTACTTGGTTCCCCTTGTACACGACTTCCCTCGGAAGCTCGACTTTACCCTGATTCCAGAATCTCCTTATGTCTTCGTTATAAAAAGAACTGTCAGCGTTTATATGGAATTTCTGATATTTTCCTTCTGATAAAGTCTTTCCTGTACGGTATGCGCTCATATAGACGTCATCGCAGGTGTCGTCGTATACAAGCTTTACATTTGTAGTGAGTATCGGATTTGTCCTCAAAAGCATATATGAGCTCGCGTCATATATCTTTTCATATTTCTGTTTCTTAGCCATTGAATGTCGTTTTTATATTTATTGCCGGACAAGACTTCTTGTCGGCGGCTTCATTTCCCTGCGGTTGAGCGTGAGCTCCTCTTTCATAATGCCTGTCTGCTTGTTGTATATAAGCCGTATGCCCGTAACGACATACATGCCTGACAATGATTCGTTATATACGGACATATTTGCATCCATACCTGATTCCCTGCCGTCGCTTTCGCCCATAGACGGTGAAAGGTCTTCGTTGTCGCCTGCTTTCTTCATAGTCGCGATACCGGTATTGTAATCATAGATGTTCACCCTTATACCTGAATACATTGTTATGTATGGATTGTATGCCTGCAGCGTCACCTTGATTCCGAATCCCTTGCACATATTCATATTGAACTGATTCTGGGTCTCGGCGAAATAATAGTTTTTATGCACGCTGTCGGTAATAAAGCCGTAATCGGTAAGCGATATGTTTTCTTCCCTGAGGTTCTCGTTGGCGTCGCCTGTATCAAGCCTTGACTTGGAAACTGGTATCTCGCCTTCGCCGGCTGCTGTTATAGGGTCTACATACTCGCTTATGAATTCGTCATTGACATAGTCATAATACTGGACATATTTCCTGTAGCCTTCAGTCGTCTGGTTCCTCATAATGACAGAATACGTTTCAATGTAGTTATTCCAGACGTTTTCAGACAACGCGTTTGTCAGGGCGTATTCCGTATCTTTATAAGGAACAGTGTCCTCTTCGGTAGCCTTTGCTGTTGGCAGCTGCACTGCATATACCTTCATTGTCTTGCCGCTTCCCTTCGACTGCCTTGACGCGTTATAGAATATCCTGTTCACTTCCACAAAGTTGAGGTCATAAAACCAGTCAACGAAACCGGTGAAGAAAGAATTGTCATCGGAGTATGAGTGGTTTATTATACTCTCTATGAACATACGGCAGCCTGAATTCGAATTAACCCATATTTGCTTGTCATCGGTACCCTCGACATTCGATGAGAATCCAAGTCCGTAATCCCTTGCTGCGCTTGCGAGGGTGTTGAAGGACGTATCGTCGGAAACCCTTGATGTCCTCTTGAAGAAGGCAGGAATCCTGAGCTGGCCTGTAAGCTTTCTAATCTTTACATCATTAGTGCCCCAATATTCCTTACCAGTTACTTCTGACGACGATACCGTAAAATCGCACCGTATAGGCAGAAGCTCTTGCGAGACATAAGGCAAGATAAACACGCTTATTATACTGTCATTCGTAATGAGGTAGTCGGACTCGAATATGCCTGACGTATCCTTGAACGTAACTTTTACCGTAGGTACGAATGCCGTCATCTGCATCTCGAACGAAATGACGTCAGGAACGTCAAGGTTTATGCCGTTGATAGATATTATCGGGCTTATCGAAGAACTGTACAGCCTGTCATTCGCAGGAGAATCTTTCGGAGCAGTGTTCATTTCCTGCAGTTTCTTCGTCGCAGCGAATATCTGAACTATGTCGTAACTTTCTGTCATGCTAACTTTCCTTTTACTATTTATACAAGAAACTTATGCAGGAAATATCAGATATTCTGTTAATAACTTATATTGGAAACTTTCCCTTGCTTGTTTGATGAGATTTGGAGTGAACCATAAATATGTTAGTTAAACATTTTTGACATGTCTGAATTTAATGAAAAATTCAATTATGACGATGTAATGGTTCGTCGGATGATAGGGTCTCTTCTTATGGAGATGAAAAACCTTATGTATTTCTACCAGCAGGTATCGGAAACAGAAATACGTAAAGTCGACATCCCTTGCCTGTTCTCGGTCACCGGCCAGGAACAGTTCTTAAGGGACAAATTCATATATGCCTACGAAGGCCTTGATATTGCGAAGCTTGACTACGAAACAGTTCCAAGATGCGTCATACAACTTGAAAGCTTAGCGATAGAGACTAACAAGAACACAAACAAGTTTGTGGAAAGCAAATTCAAAAGGATGTGCAACGGCGTAATGCGTGAGTGCAGTATCACTACCGAATTCGTTCCGGTATCGCTGACGTTCAAAAGCACAATTGTCGTGTCAAACGTAAACGAGCTGTTCAAATGTATAGAGTCGGTGGTATCGAAGCTGTATCATAGGATTCATGCGTTTACCGTCGATGTCGGTCTGTTCAATGTCGACGCCGCAATAAAACCGCTTGAATCATATACGCAGACATATCCTGTGGAATTCACGTCTACGACTAAGAAAGATTTCAAGATAGACTTCTCTATGGTCATGAATACCTTCATGCCTTGCTTTGAAAACGGCGTGCTTATCGCGGAGATAGACGAAGCTCTTAAGAATGTAAGGAATCCGGAAAACGATAACGGAACAGTGACCTTCTACAGGGATTCGAAAGGAATCTTGAAGGCAAGGCTTTCATCTCTTATGAACATCGATATAAACGTCGATACGCAGAAAAGCTTTGTGAAGAAAGAAGTCGAACAGAAAATAGCGACGCCTGTAGTCATACTGTATGATGACGGCTGTATATACCAGGGATTCACGTACACCGATTCTGGAGGCAGAAACTTTATGGTGAACGGGAAAGCGAAGTACGGCAGTAAGGTAAACGAACCTGTATGGACCGTATATTATTCGCAGGTAAGTCCTATAGGTGAGGTACTCAATACCAAGATAGAAGAAAATCAGATTTGGTCTGAAATTAAAAAGAAATATAAAATTATATAGGCTATGGAAGAACAGATTTTAATAAACATTACAGAAAAAGAAGACAGTTTTCTTTTTATCATTAACTCTACTGTTGCAAAGAAAACCACGGCAACAGTAAAGACAGAGAAAGAGCAGGTATTCATAGACGGCTTGAAAGAATTGATTAACCAATATAATGCAGAATAACTATGACAATTAAATGGGCAGTTCAAAACGGAAACTGGAGCGATGGCTCTACTTGGAATGACAGCGTTGTTCCTACTGCTGATGATATAGTTTATCTTAATAATCATAAAATAGGATTAACATCTGGAGTAATTGCTAATGCCAAAGAAATAAGGAACGACTCAAATATTGATTTAGGCATCGTTGCTGATGGTTCATTGCAAGTCCAAGTTAATCAGAGTAATGTTATCGTTAATGCTAATTTGTACGCATTTTTCCAAATTGTGTCTCCTTATAATGTCGGATTTGCTATAATTACAATTAACGGTAATTTATGGGTAGAAACAACAAATAAATTTGCTATTGATTTTACAGGAGGTAGTACTCAAAGAACCAAGCCGACTGTAACAATCAACGGAAACATAACAGTTGTTTCAGGTGGAATAATAGGAAATTCAGGTATAAGCACTACTGATGGAGCTCAATATACAATTAATGGTAACATAACAGAGCTTAATATACAAACTGCTTATACTGGAAAATTATTTGGTGCATTTGGTAACTATCAGTTAACGCCTTCTTTTACAATCAATGGTAATATTGATACATATACAAGTCCTTTTACATCTTTAGTTGGGACTTATATGTATCAGGCTAATTGTCCAATAGTTATCAATGGAATCTGGACAGCGAGAGGTAATGTTGAATTAGAAATAAATTATATTTCTTGCCAAAATGTTAGATATACTGGGAAACTTCCTTTTAGGTTATTCTATTTCTATGACATAAATCCTAATTTTACTTGTATATGTATAGATAATCCGAATGTGAATCCTTATATTTTGATAAATCCTAACTCAATTGCAGACACATACCCACAAGAGACAGATGTGAAAGAAGGTGTGATATATGGTGCAAGTATGGAAAAAGAAGGTATTTTGACACTTCCAATCGAATCACTTGTAATGAAGGGAGTTGAATATGGTGGTGACAAGACTGGTACGCTTGAAGTAATCGCCCTAACTGGAGCAACTGCGACCGCAGACAGCATAGCAGTTGTCAATCTTACAGAGCAACAAGTAAATAGAGTCTCACAATGCGCGACTAAAGAAACAGTCGACGAAGCTTTCGAGGAATTTATATCAGAAAGCGCGACAATCATAGACAAAGCATCTGTCATAACAGGAGATGCGACTGTCATAAAAGGAGACGTAGCTGCCGTCAACCTTACAAGGGAACAGATAGAGCGTATAAAGAATTGCGCCACTGTCTCGACGGTTCAGAGGTGCTTCTCTGATTTTAAGAACAAAAAATAATTTTTATGGCTTGGAATAATACGAATAAGCAAGAAGAAAACGATTTGTCTGTATGGTCTACCGACAGGGTTAAGGAGTGGTATGACAAGTACACGTCAGGCGCACAAATGACTGATTCACCTTGGCTGAACAATATGATAGGCGTCAGACGTCCCAATATCGTCTTCAATTTCACGAAAAGCGAGCTTGAAGAATTTACGAAGTGCGCATCCGACGTGACATACTTCGCCAAATACTGCGAAATCCTTCACGGTACAGAAGGCTACAAACCGGTCGTACTGAGGGAATACCAGAAAAATCTGTTAAGCGATTACCAGAAATACCGCTTCAACATTGTGATGTCTTGCAGGCAGGCGGGAAAATGCCTTTTTAATGGTAAAATTACTGTAAATCAATTAGATAAAAATAAAGATTTTGTGATAGAAGATTTATATTATAGTTTAATACCGAAGACTCTATTGACAAGAATCAAATTATTTTTATTAAGGTTTAGCAGGAAGAACATACTTAAAAATACAGTATTGTCCTTAATCGAAATGATTGAGAAATACGAGTATAGGAATTTAAGCCTTGACGAAAACGACATCTCAAAGAAAATAATAGATACAGTCGACATCAGCCATAAAGGTCTGAAAGTATTGTCGCATGATGGTTATCATCCAATAACAAGCATACACAAAACGCAGCCGTACAGCATATACGTCCTTGACCTTGAATCAGGCGAAAGGCTTAAATGCGCAGACAACCATATTGTTTTCTGTAAGGGCGGTATACAGAAATTCGTAAAAAATCTTACGACTGAAGACTATGTCATGACGAAATCAGGATTGTCGAAAGTCGCTTCTGTACGTAAGACCGGACATAGAATCTCTATGTATGATATTACTGTCGACTCTGAGGAGCACTCGTTCTATTCCAATAACATATTAAGCCATAACACTGTTTCTTCCTGCATATTCTTACTACACCAGGCTTTCTTTAATACTGACAGAAACATAGGTGTCGCCGCAAATAAGGCAAGGACAGCAACTGAAATCCTTGACAAGATAAAGCAGATTCTGTTCCGTATGCCGTTCTTCCTGATGCCTGGTGTAAGATATATGTCGAATGAGTCGATAACATTCGAGAACGGATGCAAGATAATCTGCCAGGCGACGACTAAGAGGTCTTTTATCGGTTATACCATACATACATTGTACCTTGACGAGTTCGCGCATGTCGAGCCTCACCTTCTTGACCAGTTCTATGAAAACATCGTGCCTACTGTTTCTTCTATGGACGATTCGAGGGTTATCGTGACCTCAACACAGAATGGATTCAACAAGTATTATAACATGTGGCAAGACGCCCTTGACGGCCGCAATAACTTCCATCCCATACGTATTGACTACTGGGACATTCCAGGACATGACAAGAAATGGAAAGAAGAACAGATAAAGCTTCTCGGGTCTGAAGAAGAATTCATGCGTCAGTTCGGTAACGTATTCTCGCTGTCAGGGTCGATACTGCTTTCAGCTGAAACACTCGAACACTTTAACAAGAACATAAAGGAATATGTATATAAAGACATCAGTGCCCTTGAAAACAACTACAAGGAAGACTGGCAGCATCTCGTATGGCGGAACGATCTTGATATAGAAAACCTTGCAGACCCTAACAGAAGGTTTGTCATTTCATGCGACCTCGCAGAAGGCGGCGGAAGGAATGCCGACTATATCATATTCCAGTTCCTTGAAATGAAGCTGAAGGAAAACT